GCGGCGGCGGCGGCGGCGGCGGCGGCGGCGCCGACGGCGGCATAGGCGGCGGCATGGCATGCATTTCGAAGGCGAACGCAGTCTTCACGAGATCGCGGAATGGGAATCGCTTGGAGCCGCTGCGCGTGTTCAGCGTACCCGCGCGCCCGCAACGCCGCCGCCGCGGACTGCGCCGCCGAATGCGCTGCGACGTACGCCCGCTTGCGTCGTACCCCGTCACCATGGGCGGCCCGCAGCATCCCAGGAATCAGCGGCGTGAGCGTCGCAGTCCTGTCCGCGTCGCTCTCCCAAATCGGCGCATCGTTGGCTCGCTGCGCCAGTCGCGAGATTTCCGACGGCACGCACGCAGGTGCGTCGGTGTGCTCGTCGCCGACGAGCCACGCGACCGCCTCCATGATGCACATCCCCGCGTCGCGTGACGCATGGCTGCCCTTCGTCAGTGTGATCGACTCAAGCCGCGTCAGATCAACGTCCATTGTGGGTCTCCTTTCGCGACGCCCCACAGGCGCCGCAGTGCTCGGCGGGTTCATCCCGCTCGTTGTCCTCGATCCACGCCCCAACCTGCGCCTCGGGGGGCGCCCCACACCGCGTGCACCGCTCCTCATCGTGGCTTCGCGATGCGCCACACGGCCGCAAGTCGCTCGGGCACGGGGGCGCGCTGCTCAACGGGCTCAAGCCGTGGGGCGCCGCGCTCGACGGCCGCTCGCTCCCTCTCGTCGTCGAGCAGGTCCAACGCGTCGGCGCACTGCTGCCGCACGAACGCTCGTAGCCCCGCCAGTTGGTAGCGCTGCGATTCAACTGCCCAGAGAATGCGGGAGAGTGAGGCGCGGAGGCGCTCGATCTCGGCGAGTCCTCGCAGGGACGGGAGCCCCCCCGGCTCGCGGTTGCCTCCGTCCTCTCCGTCCCCTCCGCTACCGTTCCGTGCCGTTGCTCCCGTTCCCTGCGAGCAGCGGGAGTCCTCCCACACGCCAGATGACTCGTGCAAGAGAAATCTAAGACTTTGGTCTGAGTCGAAACTACTCGCTTGGGCGGAGAGCTGTTGTCGCAGGATGCGCCAGGCGCCACGCCATTCGTCCACGTATGACCTCCGGAGCCCCCTCCGGTGATGGCGACGTCCCGATAAATCGGGTAGGATACGTTATGTAAACCTTCGGTGGCCATCTCGGTCCTGTGTGCTGGGGAATCGACGCACGACCCGGGCACTTTATTCAGTGGGCTTCAAATCACGTCGGAGAGATGAATTCGCGCGCCACCACACTCCCACGCGATCAAAGCGTACGCGAGCGCGGCAAGGATGCCGGCGAGTGGGAAGAACACGTCTGGTGGTAGGTTGGTCAATGCGCCAAGCAGCAGCACGACGAACCCCAAAAGAAGCGCCACGCCTGGGCGCCAGCTATACATCACGATCGTCCTCTTGTTGCCGGGCCTCGCCGCTCGGCGCACGCACTGCAGCCGCCAGTACCCACGCGACGTAGTTGCTGAGCGTGCGCCCCTCTCGCGTGGCCCGCTGCTGCGCCAGCTCGTAGGTCTCGCGCGGGATGGTGAGGCTCAGGGTCTTTTTAGGGGTGGCCATGGCGCGCTCCGCTGCTCCACTCCTTCCATACACCAGCACAGCCCCCCGCATGGGAATATCCGGTATCGTCACAGCTTGGACACACGACGGTGCTCGCGAGTTGAAAAAATCGCCAGTCTGCCACGGCGTTCCAGAATCTCACCACGCCGTTTCTCTGTGTACAAGACTGGTGGTTCCTGTATGCGCCGTGACGCGTCATGCCTCTCGCATCCGTAGAGCGACCACCGCCCGGTATTCCGCAAACCCACAGTCCCCGTTGCACAAGTGGGACGTGCGTCCATCGGGCGCGGGCTCCTCGCAGTGCTTGCAGACCGGATCGCACCCTTCCCAAATCGGCGCAGGTTCCGGTTCGTACGCATCGCAGCAGAGAAAATGTCGCGTGGCCATGTCTTATATCCTTTCCGGGCGCCGTATTAGGCGCCGTTCCTAGGCTTTGTGCGTAGCCGTAACCGTTCTTCCGGGGTAACTGGAGTCTTGTGGTGCCTCTGACATGCCACTGCTGCCTTGAAGCTTGGTTGACGCTTCAAGCAGTCAGGACAAATCCACGGCGACCGTTCCACACCACCCTCACCATATGCACTCCGCGTGCCACGCACGCTCCCCGCGTGCTTCCTACGTTATACGCCGTACAATCGCGCGCGCCGCGTGCACATTCTACATTCTACACACGAAGGGCGTGTAGAATGTAGACTCTACACGAGCCCTTCGTCGCTGTTGCTCGTGATCTTCGCGACGTCTTCCTCGCTGAGCCCCGCCTCTCGCCACAGTCGGCGCAGCGTCGCGCGCCGCTCCTCGCCCTGGGGGTCGACCTCGCTCACGGGCGGCTCTCCGACCGGACCATCCGCCTCTAGTTCCTCGAAGAACCGCGCACGCTGCACCTGCTCCTTGCGCTCGCGCTCCTCGGGCGTGGGCTCCACGCATCGCTGCACATGCAGCACCAGCGGCTGCACGTCATCGAGGGCGTCGGGCGCCGTCTCGCGCACCCGATCGTACCAGGCCATGAGCACGCCACGCATGAAGGCGGCGCGCGAGGCGCCCCACTCCCGGCCGCACGCATCGAGGTATCGCACGAGGTCGCGCGGTAGGTGCAGGCTCACGAGCGCACACGTCTCGCGCGCCGGCTTGCGTCGTGGTGCTCTCTCCACGTGCTCTACGTACAGGGTAGCCATGGCGAGTTGGACGTGGGTGGGCTCAACGTATTCAACGATTCAACGAATACACGAAGGCGCACTAGAGGGGCAGGTCGCTATCGGGGGAACGGGAAGGAAAGAGAGAGTGTAGCAATTATTATACCAGAAATATCGTATTCGCGTGAGGCTCTCCGGGGGTCCGATAGCGATAGCGAGCAGGGGGTCTAATGCGTCTTTGTGTATTCACTGAATCGGTCGATGAATTTCGCGAGTGGTGGCGTGGGGTTATGTGGGGTCGGTCAGGTGGACAAGCTAGCACGCACCGCGTCATCTTGCGCGCGCCGTCGACCGAGGGCACCCTAGACACGGCCGGCGAGCAAGCACCATGCCGACGCCGACCACCCCTCGCACCGCGTCAAAGGGGGGTCATCCCCTCCACGAGTCCGTGGAAAGCGCTGATCGACCTCGTATACTCGCGACCCAAAAATCGAGGGGAGCTGACGCGGGGCGTCAAGTACAACCATCGTGCCGCACGCGTTGTACGATTTGCAGAGGGGTGCTATCCTGCGCCGCGTGCCCCGCCGCTATGCCGTCCGCAAGACCCAGATCGTGCATCGTCGCCGCGCCCATCGCCGCCGCAAGCGTTGCAACCCCATCGCGCGCTGGGAAGCCCGCGTGCTCATGCTGATGCAGGACGCACGGCAGCCCGAGTTGCGCCTCTGGGCGAGCGTCATGTGGGAGGCCATTCGCGACCTAGGGCGGCCCACCGCTTCCGCCGCCTACTGCGACGCCTGGCGCTGGGCCGTGTGCCTCCCACGCACCCCACAGCCCATGGGCAGCTTCATCTGGCTCTGTGAGGAGCTGGACCTCGACCCCGACACCGTCCGCGAGGCGCTCATCGGCCCGCCCGCCGCTGCCCATGCCGCCGCCTGAGCCCTCGCCGCCCGCGGCCGCGCCCCGGGGCGACCGCCTCGAAGCCATCGCCATGCTTGTGGCGGCGCGGCGCGAGACCACCGAGATCGCCCGCGTGCTCGGCGTCCCCCTCAGCTTCATCTACGCCTGCAAGGAGTCGCCCGCCTTCGCTGCCCGCGTCGCCGAGCTGCGAGGCGCCGAGAACGCCGTGCGCCAGCGCCTCGACGACGACGCCCTCGTGAACGTGGACTTCATCCGTAGCGTCCGCAACGGCGAGCACGCCGGCGAGGACCCGAAGGCCATCGCCACCCGCATGGACGCCGCGAAGGCCCTCCTCGAGCGCCAAGTACGCAAGGACGTCGTTGAGCAGCAGGCCCCCGCCATCCACATCCACATCGACGCCTCGCGCCACGCCACGATGGAGCGGGTGATGGCCGAGGACGCGGGGCCCGTGATCGACATCGAGGCTGTGAGCGCGATTCCAGGTCTCGATGACATCGACTCTCGATGAAGGCGAGCGAGCTGGTCGTGACGCGCGGTGGCGTGCGCCAGGCCGGCGCCACGCAGCCCGACACCGCCTTCATCGAGGGCTTCAGGCGCCAATGCGAGCGCTCCCTCTACGCCTTCGCGACCGGGGTGCTCGGCTACGACTTCCTCGTGCCCCATCTGCACCGCCACGTGTGCGCGTGGCTCCAGCGCGTGCCGCCACGTCGCAAGATGCTGCTGATGCCCCGCGAGCACGGCAAGTCGACGCTCGTGCCACGCGCCCTGCCCCTCCACTCGTGGGTGCAGCCCCGCGAGGCCAACATCTACCTCCCCGGCGTCCTCGGCGTCGACACGCGCTGGTTGCTGGCGGGTGAGACCTTCGATCGCGCGAAAGGCAACCTGCGGGTCTGCAAAGCGCACCTGGAGTCCAACGAGCTGCTCCGCGCGCTCTGGCCGCACGTCGTGTGGGAGCTGCCGCGCCGCGACGCCAAGGTCTGGAACGACACCGAGTTCGTGCTGCCGCGCTCGCAGGAGTTCGCCGAGCCAAGCCTCCTCGCCGTCGGCGTCGGCGCCGCCATCACCGGCATCCACCCCGACGGCCAGATCAAGGACGACATCACCACCGAAGCGGCCGCCAACAGCGACGTCGTCATGCAGACCGCCATCGACTGGCACATCAACACGCGCGCCTTGAGCCCGCGCGGCCTTGAGATCATCACCGCCACCTACTGGGCCGCCCACGACCTCCCCCACGTCGTCGAACGCGACCCCACCGTCGCCGTCAACTCCCGCTTCCGCGCCATTCTCGACGACGAGGGCCACCAGATTTGGCCCGAGGGCGGCTTCGACATCGAGGACCTGAAGCGCACCTTCGGCCCACGCTTCTACCTCCTCTACATGAACTCCGTGACCGACAGCGCGCTCGTCGACTTCCGCCCCCAGGACCTCCGCACCTTCACCCTCGAAGCCGACGGCCTCCTCCACTACACCGACGACCCCCGCGACGCGACGTGGCTCGCCGACCCCACCATCGCCCTCGCCCCGCGCCCCGAGCGCCCCCAGCCCGACTGGCACATCGACCCGCGCGAGCGCCTCGAAGTCGGCGCCCGCGCCGCCCGCCTCTTCACCGCTCGTCATGCCACTCTCCGCCCTTGACGCCATCCGCCCGCTCTACGCCTTCCTCGATCCACATGGCGGCAAGCGTGGCGCCCAAGCCGAGCGCCTCCGCCGCGTCACCGCCCAGAGCGCCATCGTGGTGGGCGGCCGCGACGACCGCAACATCTACGTCCTCGACGCGTGGGCCGAGCGCTGCAGCACCGACGAGTTGATCGAGCAGATGTTCGCGATGCACGAGCGCTGGCAGGTGAAGCAGTTCGGCGGCGAAGAGAACGGCCTCGCGAACCTCTTCCTTGACGCCGTACTGCGCGAGTCGAAGTGGCGTGGGCGCCCCCTCCCCCTCGTCGGCATCGCGCAGCCCTCCAACCTCGACAAGGACAATCGGGTGCGTAGCAGCCTCCAACACTTGATTGGCCATGGGCGGCTCTTCCTCCGTGAGCCCTTCACGCCCTACATGCAGCGCCTCGTCGAGCAGATCGAAGCCTTCCCGAACACACCGCAGAAGGACCTCGTCGACGCCCTTGCCTCCCTGGCGCGGCTGATGCCCGCCCGCGCCCCCCGCATCGAACGCGACGCCGAGCGTGAGCGCAAGCTCCGCTACCTGCGCGACCGTGGTGTTGACCCGCGCGCCATCGCGCGCATAGCTGCGGGAGGCGCCCCATGATCACCACCTGGTTCGACGTCGCCCACTTCAACGCCGCCGTGACGCTCGCCGTGGCGGGCTTCGTGGTGCGCTGGATCATCCGTGTGAACCAGAGCTTCCGCGCCGTCGAGGTGCTCCGCTTCGACCTCTCCCTGAAGATCGTGGCGGTCGAGGCCGCCTTGAACGAGCACGAGGCTGTCAGCGAGTCCGTCCACGTCGACATCGCGCGCCGCCTGGAGCACCTCGAACGCCCCGCAGCGAGCCGAGGCGAGCGCGGCCACTAGACTCGCGCGTGCCCCGCGCCACACTCGTCGAAGATGCCCTACAGGGACACAGAGACCCGTCGAGCTAAAAATCGCGAGAACGAGAAGCGGCGGTATCACCAAAAGCCCCATCTTTTCCGTGATGCCAACCTGAGGAACCTCTACGGCATCACTCTCGATGAGTGGAATTCTATGCTCGTGGCTCAGGAGAATCGCTGCGCGATGCCAGATTGCACCGCAGATGCTCCTGGTGGCTACGGCACGTGGCACACAGATCACGACCACTCAACGGGCAGGGTACGAGGACTACTCTGTGCGAAGTGCAACACCCTGCTTGGCGCCTACGAGACGACGAAGTACCGTCATGCGGCGTTTGAGCACTACATCCAGAGGAGCTAGCGCAATGCCATACGGATCAAATCATGGCCATACGAGGAAGGAGACGAATAGCCAGCCCCAGGGCCGGTCAAATAGCAAGACGTCTGTGCACATGGGACCGGCGAACAGCGGCGCGGTCAAGACCAACAAGCAGATGGATCATGGGTTGGGCAGGTCCCCGCGCGGCAAGGTCGCTGCCTCGAAGTCCTCGAAGCAGTACGGCGGGTGACCTCCTATCCCTGCACCGTGAAGTCCCACGCAGCGAAAGGCCCGAAGCGGGGCCACAAGACCGGCCCAGGGCGCGGCCGTCACCACGACGAGCCCTTCCAGGACGCCCCGCCGCGCCTGATGAACCGCACGATGCACGCCTCGCTGCGTGACGACTCCGCGAAGGTCGCCCATCACCCCTCGCACACCCGCATGCACCGCCGCCTCTCGAAGAAGCTCCGGGGGCTCGCGCTCGGCCGCGAGCACGCCAAGGTGATGGGCTCGATGCACAAGGGGCGCGATCGGGTGCGAAGCTTCTGATGGGCTGGACTCGACATCGGTCTGCACCGCCCTCCATGCGGTCCTTCGCCGACGCGAAGGAATCTGGACGTGTGGCACGCGAGAAAATTCGACACGGCGCCAAGGACATCAACAAGTTTGGCGGCTCGGCGAAAGCCGCTATCTCCGAGGACGCCTCGGCGATCAAGCGCGAACTCCAACGCAACCACACCTGGGATGCTGGTGGTCGACTGACCACGAAGGGCGTTCCAGGCAACGACTGATGGCCTACGTCGAGGACTCCCCCTACGGCGGCCCCATCGACAAGGGCGACGCGCAGCGCAAGCCGCGCCACGCCAAGCCCAAGTCCCGCCCGAGCTACAACTCCGCCATGAAGCACAAGAAGCGCCACGGTCGCGCCAAGGGCATGCGCGCCTCAGGCGTCGGCCGCATTCGAGGCTAGCGTGTGCCGGGCCTTGGTGACAGCCTCCTCAACCTCGCGTCCTTCCTGAACCAGCGCGCGTCCGAACGCCGCCCCGCGGTCCTCGAAGGCGCAACCCCCGTCGGACTCTCGCCCGCGCAGCTCGGCGGTTCCCAGGGTGCTGGCTCGGGCGCACTCGGCGCGGGCGGCTCGCGCGCCACTGGCGGCCTCACCGGTACCTCCCCCGGCCTCTCCGTCCCGACGGGCGCGGGCCTCGCCGATGCGGCGGGTGGCGACGGCGGCGGTGGCACAGGAGGCGGCAGTGGCCCCGGCGCCAAGAAAACCAAGCAGCTTGAACACCGTGAGCAGCGCCTCGGCAAGCGCGAAGAAACCCTCAAGGGCCGCGAGTCAACACGCCTCTCGCAGATCGCCGCACGCGCCGACCGCCGCACCCACCGCATCGAGCGCCGCATCGGCCGCAAGGAAGCACGCCTAGAGAGGCGCGAAGGGCGCCTGCAGGGGCGTGAGGAGCGGCTCACCGCCGCCGGCAAGCTCGGCAAAGCCGCCAAGGTCGAGCGCCGCATCGGCAAGGTGCAAGCGCGCGAGCAGGCCGTCGCCCAGCGCGGCGCCGCCAAGATCGGCAAGGTGCAGCAGCGCGCCGCCGCCAAGGAGCAACACGTCACGCAGCGCTTCGACAAGCGCATCGGCAAGGTGCAGCAGAAGCAGGAGCGCGTCCGCAGGCGCATCTTCGGCTAGGAGTCCCCCATGGCCCTCACCATCACCACCATCGAGAACCTCACGACCATCGCCGTCACGGGCGCCAACGCCGCCACCAACGTCTTCGTGCCCTCACCCGCCGAGATTGGTCGCTACCGCATCCGCGTCGTGCGCGTGGTCGCCATCGGCGCCACTGTGGGCGACACCATCTCCATCACGGGCATCACCCCGAAGCCCAGCGACGGCAGCGCCGAAACGCAGACACTCTGGAACACCGTCGCCACCGCCGCCAACTTCATCGACCAGACCTCCTTCCCCGACGAGCACGAGTGGCGAGGGCGCATCCAGATAGCCTCCACTGGGACCCTCGGCGGCACGTGCACCGTCTTCCTCTACCACGGCTAGCCCCATGCCCCACGTCAAGAAGCACGGCACCCACTACGGCCACGAGCAGCCCCGCCAAGACGACGACATCGGCCAGCACCATCGCCCCGGCCACCGCACCTCCGCGAAGGCCCTCAAGACCTTCGAGTCGGGCAAAGCGCGCGGCCGCGGCGCATCCTCGCGTGGCGGCGGCCATCGCTAGCGTCCGGTGAGCATCCATCTCGCGAGCGCCTCCGGTGACGGCTTCTGCCTCGCCTACCGCCTCACGCGTGACGGCCACCCCACCACTTGGTGGTGCCAGGCGCATGAGGGGCGCGCGATCGGGCGCGGCCTTGTCGAGGCCAGCGCCATCCCGCCACGCGGCGCCACCACCATCTACGACGCCGTCGGCATGACGCCGGTGCGCGGCGCCGCCCACCTCGGCGCCAACGACCTCGAAACCTGGGAAACGCGCCGCATGCTCGGCACGCGCACCATGGCCGAGCACGGCATCCGCACCCCGCCGACCCACGAGTTCCGCCGCATCGAGGACGCCCGCGCCTTTCTGCGCCGCCACGACGGCGAGTTCTACTTCAAGCCCGACGGCACCCACGTTCCGAAGTCCATGACCAAGAAGGGCACCAGCGAGGCGCTGCTGCGCTTCCTCACGTGGGCTGCGCCGCAGCTCGCCAAGGTCCCGCGCTTCGAGCTGCAAGAGCCCGTCGAGAGTGGCTGCGAGGTGGACGTCGCGGTGTGGCTCAACGCGCGTGGCCCTATCGCCTACGAGGTGTGCCTCGAAGAGAAGAAGTTCTGCACCGGCGACCTTGGCCCCGCCACCGGCTGCCAATCCAACGTGCTCTGGGACGTTCCCGCGTGCGCGCTGGTCGCCGACACCATCGAGCCCTTCATCGAGACCCTTTACCGCAGCGGCTACGTCGGCCTCGCGAGCATCAACACCATCATCACCCCGAAGCTCGACATCTACGGCCTGGAGTTCACGATGCGGCTCGGCTTTGACTCGACGCAGGCCGCGCTGGCACTCTGGGATGACACGCTGGGCGACCAGCTCGACGCCTTCGCCCGCGGCCGCACCGACGCCTTTGAGCGCTCGCGGCGAGCGGCCATGACGCTCCGCATCTCGACACCGCCGCAGCCCATCGAGGACTCCCGCGACGACACGAAGCTCGCGGGGACGCCGCTGCCGCCCGAGTTGCTAGAGGCCGAGGGCTTCCTCCCCGATGACGTCGCCCTCGACCGCGAGAAGCTCCCGATCTGCGCCACCGGCAGCGGCTTCATCGGCACGCTCAGCACGACGGGCACCTCCCTCGCGACGATGCGCGACACGTTGCTGAAGCGCGCGAAGGCCCTCGCCATCGACGACGCCATGTGGCGCAAAGACCCCGTCTCGCGCGCCGACAAGGCCCTCGCCTTCCTCCGCAAGCACGGGCTCTGCCCCGATCCGTTCGCCGTCGATGCCTGAGCGCTCCAACACCGACAACTACTCCTACAACGTGCAGTGGGCGAAGGACGGCCCCTACCAGACGCCCCTCACCACCGGCGAGGAGTACCAGTATCGCGAGTGGGTCCGCCACGTCAGCAGCATGGTCGGTCACCGCCTCGAACCCGACGACATCTCCTACGACATGCGCGGGTATTGGAAGGAAGTCGTGCAGACCGGCGAGTGGCAGTCCGAGCACTTCACGAAGGGCGCCCACTTCCCCGACACCTACAAGACGCCCTACCACCCCACCTTCTCGCGTGAGTCGCGCTACGCCCTCCCCACCGCGCCCTTCTGGGACACCAAGGAGCGACTCATCGACCCGATGACAAAGAAGCCCACCGAGGGCTTCATCGCCGAGACGTCCCGGTAGACTCACGCGCGCCCCGCTTCACGCTGGGCGCATGCTGACCAAGCTCTTGCCCTACGCGAAGGCGGCGGGCCTCGCGCTCCTCGCGGCCGTCGGCGTCGGCTACGCGACCTACACCACCAACCACGACCTCGCCGCGGCGCTCGTGGCCGGCTTCGGCGCCCTCGTCGCCAAGCTGCTCCCCTCGCACCTCCCGCCGTCGTGACGCCGCGTGTGCTCAACTTGGACCTCCAAGAAGGTCCCACCGTGACACCCGGCGGTACCACGCGCCTCGAAGTCGTCCTCGCGCAGGGCGTCCCAGGACGCCTCTTCCACATCCAGCCGCGCGGCGCCGAAGGCGAGGACCTCCCGTGGCCCGCGGGCCTCGTCCCCACCTGGGAGAACTCTGTGCCTGGCGTTGCCTCCTGCGTGGTTGCGCCCGATGGCCGTAGCGCCGTCCTCCAACCCATCACTGGCGGCGCCACCCTCATCACTGTGCGCGCCGCGACCTGCATCTCCTACATCAGCGTCACCGTCAACCAGCCCGCCATCGACCACATCGACGTGCTGGAGCCGCCCGCATGATGCGCTTCCTCGCCCTCGCGGTGCTGCTCGTCGCGACCGCACGCGCCGAGGTCGTCCAGACGGTCCCGCCCGACCGCGTATCTCTCGCCGTCAAGGGCGGCGCCGACTACACCACCTTTCAGAACCAGTACGAGCGTGACGCCGCCGAGCAGTCCCTTGCCAACGTCTACCTGCCGCAGGTCGAACTCTACATGAAGAGCGTGGTGGCCTGCGCAGGCTACCTCTCGAACGGCACCTCCCAGGCGAGCGTCATCTACCCCCGCCTCGACGCCGTCAACCAGTACCGAGGCGGCATGCTCCGCGGCAACACTTGGCAGGTGACGAACGGGGGGCGCCACTACCAGATCGAGAACTACCAGATGCAGCATGCGCAGGCGTGCTCCACCGGCAGCGGCAAGTACGACTGTGCCGAGAGCGCCCTCCTCACCGACACCATCAAGACGCTCCTCAACATCGCTGTCGTGAATGGCGCCTGCGTGAAGCTTCCTACGCGCTCCATCCCCCACTACGCCTCCTCGCTCGTCGGGCTCGCCAAGGGCAGCATCGTGTTCCTGGCGCTCGACGCCGCCAGCGAAGCCGCACTGCACGCCGCCGAGGCCGCTCACGCGGCGGGCATGTGCGGCGCAGAGCCCTCGCCCATCGGCGTGCAAGCCGCGCAGGCGGCGTACATCGCCCTCGCCAGCACCCCCGAAGAGGCACACTTCCGCACCCCGCAGCCCTTCAAGGGCGGCTGCGACCCCTCCTGGTACACCGCCGAGTGCTGCGCCTGGAAGGCACTGGAGCATCGCGAGTACACCGCGTGGGCGCACGCGCAACGCCTGGGCCGCTGGGGCGAGGCCGACTGCTTCGGCGCGCGGCACGCCCATATGCACGTCTGCGCGAACTGGTACGGCGCCTACACGATCCGCATGCCGACGTGCCGCTTTGGCGACTACCCCGACGACACGCCCTCCACCACTTGCCAGGACTACCTGGCCAACCCGGTACCCTAGCAGATGGCCACACTCAACATTCTCGACATCAACGATCGCGGTTGGGTCGTACGCGGCTCCATTGGGGTCGTCTCCGCCGTCAGTACCTCCCTCACCTGGTTCGACCTCGGCAACCCGCTCGCGATCTTTCCCTTCATGACCCGCGGCGGCGGCGCCAACATCCTCGGCGTCAGCGTCGAGGGCACCTTCAGCTTGACGGCGCAGGTGCTCATCAGCCTCCAGGACTCGACGCCCTCCAGCGCGCCCGCAGGCGCCAGCGCCCTCGCGTGGCCGACGCTCGGCTCCACCACCACCCCACAGATGTTCACCATCAACCAGCCCATCCGCTGGGTTGCCTTCAACTGCAGCGCCTTCACGTCGGGGAGTGCCACCGCATGGGTCTACGGCGTGCTGCCCAAGTAGCGGGGGGCATCCTCCTCGCGTCGCTCCTGCTTGCTGCCGTCCACACCGAAGACGGACAGTTCCACTTCTTCCCCGGCGGCGTCGGCGGCCCTGGCGCTGCGAGCGTTCTCCAGTTCAGCACCGGCAGCAACGGTGTGGACGATTCGGTCTCGATCCAAGCCGCTATCGACTCCCTCCCACGCGGCGGCACCCTTATCTTTCCTGCCGGAACCTACATTGGGTGCAACCTCATCCTTCGTAGCCCCTACCTCACCATCATCGGCGCCGGCAAGGATTCGACCGTCGTCCAAGCGACCGCTGCCTGCACAAACCTTTTCCTTCAGCAGATTAGCTCTCCCTTCGTCTCGACCGCTGGCCCCCTCTACACCGTCTCGTTCTCCGACCTCACCCTCAAGGCCGGGGCCGCCACCCTATCCCTCGTCAATATCCTGGGCCGCGACGTCGCCCGCTTCCGTGCATCCAACATGGCGCTCAACGTCGGCAACGTTGGCGATGCGCAGGGCTTGAACCTCCAGGGCATCAACGACATCCGCATCGAGAACGTCGAGTGCTACTCGACCGTCCCCGGCCACGGCAAGTGCTTCGTACTCACCAACTCCCCCACGCGCCCCATTCTTCGCAACAACACCTGCAAGTGGATTTACACCTGCTTCGAGTGGGGCACTGGTGGCACCGACTCCGCTCTCTTCGACTCGAACACCATCATGCAGGGTTGGCCCTTCCTCCCTACCAAGGTCAGTAACAGCGGCGGCACCGTCACGTATGTCGATGGCGTCCTGACCGACACCTCCGCGACCTTCTCCGGACTCTGCAACGACGACGGCGCCGCCGCCCCGCAGACCTGCACCGGGAACCTTGGCAACCACGTCCGAGTCATGACCCCGATCGTCACGCGCGCCGCGGGCAACGTGAACTTCAACAGCGGCGGCTCGGTCCTCACGGACGCAGGAGGCAACTTCGTCGCCAACGGCGTCAAGGAAGGGGACATTGTCCGCACCGCCTCTATCTGTCGCGACAACGGCGCCGTTGGTCCCATCCTGAAGCAGACCTGCACCGCACCTGTGGGCACGAACGGATGGGGCGACCGATGCGACTGCACCACCAACGCAGACTGCGCGTCGGGCGTCTGCGAGCCGCGTTTCACCTTCGTGATCGCGGTGCCCGACGCTACGCACCTCCGCACCTACGAGTGGATGAGCGACACCGACCGCCGCGCCACGACTGCGCCGCTCCAGCCTGCCTACACCGTCTACTCCTGGGTGACGTGCTCGGTAGGGTCGTTCACGGCCACCGCGATCACCTGCGCGGCGACCACGGGCGCCCACTTCAAGAAGTGGGACCTCGGCACCGTCACCACACCCTCCAACGGTACCCTATACGAGGTCGAGACACGCCACCCGAACTACGCCTTTCTAGAGCAATCGGCGGCGACCAACTCGCAGATCACCAACAACTACGGCAATTGGAACTTCTCCGACAACGTCTTCACAACGGGCGACCACCCGACCGTGATCGGCAACCGTATGGAGAACTGTTGGGATCATTGCTTCAACCTACAAGGCAACCGCGGCGTCTTCAGTAGCAATCGCGCCCGCCACTTCGGCGCTCGCGGCGTTGCCAACTTCTCCCCGAATTCCGTCATGGACGACACCATTGGCATGGATGGACCCATCACCGCCACTGGCTCCTCCAACTGCCCCATCGTCATCGGCTTCGTCGGGGCCAGCTCTGCCACGACCGCCAACAGCTTCGCCATCAACACGGTCACGCTCGCCACCTCCACCTCTGGCATCTGCGTCCAGAACAACTCCGACGGCGTGGTGCTCAACAATGCGCGCTGTCAGGGCACGTTCACAACGTCCTGCATCCGGAACGACGCCGCGACGAACGTCAACACCTTCATCCAGAACTACCATGGCGAAACGATCTCGAACAACGGCGGCACGTTCACGATCGAGGGCGGGAAGACCACGCAGGCTCTCGGGACCGCGAACGCCGCACAGAACGGCTCCTACTTCGGCTGCTCGGACTGCACGGTCGCCAACCCCTGCGCGGCGGCAGGCACAGGCGCCGTGGCGAAGCGTCAGGGCGGCGCATGGGTCTGCAACTAGTCCTCGCGCTGCTGCTCTGCATCTCCTCGGCGTGGGCTGACACCAAGAACCCCTTCATCGAGGACAACCGCCAGCACATCTTCCCTGGCGGCATCGGCCTCCCCGGCCCGCTGCAGGCCACCTGCGCCGACATCATTCCACCCGCCACGCCCACCACCGGCGAAGTCCTCTACTGCAAGGCGGGCTCAGGCTGGTGCGCCAAGGACTCCCTGGGCACCGAACGCTGCACCGGCGGCGGCGGAGGCGGCGGGAGCGGCACCATGACCGACCTGACGTGTGGCGCCGGCCTCACCTGCACCCCGAACCCTGTCATCACCTCAGGCACCGTCGCCATCGGCGCCGGCCAAGTCACCGATGCGATGCTCGCGAACAACTACAGCGGCATTGGCACCTGCACCAACCAGTTCCCCCGCACGCTGAACGACAACGCTCCGCCGACCTGCGCGAGTGTCAGCCTCACCGCCGACGTGACCGGCACACTGCTCATCGGCAACGGCGGCACCGGCCAAACCACCGCCACCGCAGCCTTCAACGCCCTCGATCCCCTCACCACGCGTGGCGACCTCCTCACGCACAACGGCACGAACTCGGTGCGTCTCCCAATCGGCGGCTCCGGTACCTTCCTCGCCACCGACGGAGTCGACGCTTTCTGGGCCGGCGTCAGCGCTGTCGGCAGCATCACCTGTGGCACCGCGCTCACCTGCGCCCCAGGAAACCCCATCACCTCCACCGGCACCATCTCCCTCTCCACCGTCGCCGACGACAACATTCTCGTCAGCACGGGCGCCACCTGGCAGGCGAAGGCTATCCCCCTCTCGACCGGCGTGGGCCAAGTCCTCCAGTACGACACCGCCAGCAACTCCTTCAGTGCCCATACGCTCGTCGACGCAGACATCCCCGACACCATCACCCTCTCCAACATCACCCAGATCGCTACGCGCTCCCACTCCTCGCTCCAGAACTTGAGCGCAGACGACCACACCCAATACCTGCTGCTCGCGGGCCGTTCCCCCGTCCAGACCATGGCCGGCCAGTACCGCATCGGCAGCGGCACCAACGGCGGCCTCGACATCGACGCCGACATCGCGAGTTCGAGTATTGGCCTCTTCATCGAGAAGAACGTCGGCACACCCATCGTCGGCCCGGCGCAAGCCTTCCTCTCCATCGTCACCAGCGCCGTCGCCGACTCTCCGAGCCTTCTCATGCAGGCGAGCAATGCACTCGCCGGCACCGACGCCGTCTTCGCGATGCGCCACTCGCGTGGCACCTACGCCGCTCCAACCGCCACCCAGAGCGCCGACATCCTCGGCACCTTCGCCATCCAAGGCTACGGTAACGGCACGTTCTCGGGCACCTCGCTCGCCGATGCCTCCCTCGAATTCTATGCGGCCGAGACCTTTGACGCCACGCACCGCGGCACCACCGCGAAGTTCTACACCACGAAATCTGCGCAAACGGCTCTCTCGGTCGTGTGGCAAACCAACACAAGCGCCTCTATGACGATCCCCGTCGGGCTCCGCATCGGCGACACGAGCCCTCCCACGCAGGCGCTGGAGAACGTCGGGCAGACGCGGATATTCGCCTTGGATCGGACGTGGCCGGCAGTCGATACGCCGCCGCTCCTCATGAACAACGCCTACACCGCCACGGCAGCCACGACCGCCCCTCGCTTTGCGCTGTGGCAGGGCACCATCACCTATACAGGTGCGCCATCGCCAGCCGGCCATGCGCCGGTCATGGCGGAGTACGCGCCAGCCATCACCCTCAACTACACCGGCACATACGCGGGCGGTGTGGGATTTGCCACCGTGCCGACCGTGACCGTCTCGAATGGGCAGACTATTACCCTACCCGCCTTGGAATCGGATTTCTACGCCTCCACCACCTATCAAAAAGCGTCAGGCGGCACAGGCGCGCTCGATGCGGCCGCTACCCATTCGTCCTTTATCGCGACCGGGGCCGTCGGGGGAGTAGCCACTACCACTGGTGTGGCGATGAAACGGTGGAATGGTTATGTCTCGCTGGGACCGAACCTCCAGAACGGCGGCACGGTGGACGAGAATGTGCTCTTTCTCGCCAATGCGACCGCGGTGGGTACCTCACTGATCGCAGGCTTCCGGTCAGACATCGCCTCCGGTACGGGGCGCTGGGCCTTCCAGGGCAGCGGAACTGCGGTGTCGGGATTTGGTGGGGCGGTACGAATCGGCGACACGACCGCACCAACGACCACGAGCGGGCTTGAGGTTGTGGGCGTCGTCAAGCCCCGCATCGCCAACGACACCAACCCCGGCATTGTCGACGCGATCGTCTGGGCGCCGACGCAGACGTACAGCGCTGGCGGGAGTGGGGTCCGAGTGCTCCGGGCCGCACCGACCGTCACAATCAGTGGAACGGGCGCGTCGGCCGACAGCGTCATCGACAGCAGCGGGACGTACAACATCGGCGCGGGAAGCAGCTCGATGACCGCGATCTATTCCCACCCGACCTACAACTACACGGCAGCGGTGGCGGCTCTCGGGTTGATCCCGACCACGTACCTCGACCAGTCGATCTACAATGCGTCGAACGTGGCGGCGGGAACGTCGAACGCCGCGGTCACGTTCACATCATTCGCGGCCGATCCGGAGTTCAAGGCAAGCGGCGCATCGGGAACCGTCACCTTCGACACGGTGCGGGAGATGAAGGCGGGCGGGCGTCTCACAACCGACAACGCCGCCGGCACGGTCACGGTCACGAATCTCATCCACTATGCGATCATTGCCGCGACGAACTCTGGGGCTGGCACTGAGACCGTGACCACGGAAGTGGGCCTGGACGTTCCGGACTTCGCCCTCGCGGGAACGAAAATCGGCATCCGCTCGGCGGGCAGTGCCGTGGAGCAGCGATGGGCGGGCAGTGCGGTCTTCGGGGCCAATGCGGCACCTACCAACGCCAGCACGGGGCTCGAAGTGTCGAGCACCACCAAGGCGTTCCTGATGTCTCGGATGACCCAGGCACAAATGGCCGCGCTGACCGCCGCGAATGGCATGGTCGTCTACTGTACCGACTGCGTGAACACCTGCCTCGCGGGCGCCGGTGCCGGCTTCGCGTGCCTACGCGAGGGTGGCGCGTGGCGGCTTCTCTAGTACCTAGACCCACGCCTGCCCCTCGCTAGCCTGCCAGCATGCCCACCATCCGCGTCACGGTACAGGTCGAGGTCGACGACGTTCCCATCGTCAACTTCCCACTCTTCTATCGTGCCACCCCGACGCTCGCGATGGGCCTCTCGAAGACGCAGGTCTCTGGCGCACCCTTCGTCAGCCTCCCCGACATCGCCTTCTCCACCCTCCAGCAGGCCATCATCCAATCCGACCAGCAGGTGAGCATCGCCTTCAACGGCGTGACGGCCTCTCCCATCACCCTCACCGCGGGCGGTATCATGGTGCTCGACGGCACCTCGCTCACCGCGCTCTCCATCCAAAACCTCAGCGGCCAAACCGCAACCATGCGCGGCTTCATCGGTGGCGTCTAGGCGTGGCACGCTACGTCGAACTGCACGGCCGCGACCGCAAGCCCTTCACACGCGACGCCGCCGCCGACACCCGCCTTGAGGCAGAACTCCAGTGGGAGCTGGAGATGATGTTCTCCGACCGCCACGCCCAGGAGGTCGCCTTCCGCGAGTCGCGTCGCCAGTACGCCGCCGTGCCACGCGTCCCCTACCGCAACACGCCCGTCCCCGACGCCCCCAACGTCGAAGTCCCGCTCGGCGCCATCGCCTCCGACGCCCTCTACGCTCAGATCACCACCACCCTCTACAGCGGCTCTCCGCTCCTGACCGCTCGCGCCCTTGACGATCCTTGGATCGAGCACGCGAAGGAGGCGCAGCGCTGGACCAACTACCTCGCCGCCAACGAGGTGCACCTGCGCGACGCCACCGACCACGCCTTCGCCGACTGCATCCAGCTCGGCACCGCCGGCTACTACATCCCCTACACCGAGGAAACCGTCAACGGCCGCGTGAGTCGCGTCACCACCAAGGGCCCCCGCATCATTCCCATCGCCCCCGAGAACCTCCTCTTCCTCGGCGGCTCCCGTGGCATGATCCACGACGACCGCTGGATGGGCATCCGCTGGTGGCTCTCGCCAGGCGAAATGCGCCTCCGCTCGCGCGTCCTCAAGTGGGACATGGCGAAGGCGATGCCCTGCGCCTCGACCGATTGGGTGCGCCGCCAGCACGAGCAGCTCGGCCTCACGAACTCCTCGACCTCCTGGAAAGAGCAGTTCGAGGTGATCGAGTTCTTCATCTACCACGACTACTACAACGACGGCGTCGACTTGGACCTCCACGTCTTCTACGACCGCTCCTCGCAGCGCATCCTCGACGTCTACCTGAACGAGTACGACGAGCGCCCGGTGGTGCCCATGCGCTACCAGGTGCGCCCGCACCTCGCCTACGGCCTCGGCGTCATGGACATGTTGCGGCCCTTCCAGGCCGAAGCCTCGGAGGTCCACAACCACCGCCTCTTGAACATGCTCATCGCCAACGTGCGCCACTGGATCGCGAAGCAGGGCAGCGTCCCCGACAACCTCGAAATCTGGGCCAACAAGGTCACCTTCGCCAACGACCCGAAGGACATCCAGGCGCTCCCCATGGGCGACGTCTACCCCTCCAGCATCCAAGCCGAGGAGATCGTCACGGCCCTCGCCGAGCGTCGTGTCGGCACCGAGGGCGGCGTCGGTGCAGGTGCCAGCGCGCCCCACTCCATCGGCACCCGCACCCCCGGCATCACCACCATGAGCGTGATGCAGGCGCAGAACTCGCGCTTTACCCCCGCCTTCGATCAGATGCGACTCGGCACCTGCGAGGCGCTCCGCCAGTGCCTTCTGCGGCAGCGCGAGCGCATTCTTGCGGGCGACAAGGACCTCCCCCAACACATGCGTGAGGTGCTCGGCGAAGGCGCCGACCTCGTCGAGGAGCTTCTCCGACACCCGAACTTCCACCGCTACGTCGCCGTCGAGTTCACCGCGCTCTCCCCGCAGACGAACGCCGCCGCCGACCAGCAAGCCATGACGATGCTGTGGCAGACGGCCGCCGCCAACTACTACAAGCCCATCATGGAGATGGTGGCCGCGGTGTCGCAGCCCGGCACCAACCCCGCGCTCCTCGACGTCGCCAAGCAGATCGCCGCCAAGAGCACGGAGCTGTTCGACCGCTTCCTCCGCACCTTCGACCAAACCCGCGACCCGAAGCAGTTCCTCTTGGACCTCACGGAGAGCCTCGACAAGGTCGGCGAAGGCCAGCAGCAGCAGAACGACCTCCAGCAAGTGCTGCAAAGCATGTTCGGCGGCCAAGATGGTGGCGGTCAGGGCGGTCCGCAAGGCGCTCCGGTTGGTTGACTCACGGACGCCCCACCCTACGCTCATGAGACAGTGGCAAACCGTACTGGAACGCGACTCTGCCGCGATGGACGACTTCCTCGCGTGGCTCTCGGAGCTGGAAACCGCGGAGCTTCGCAAGTTCGTGGACGCGCCCGGCGTCGACCCCGCCACCCAGCGGGGCATCGTGCAGGGCATTCGACTCGTGCGCCAGAGTGCACGACTCAACTCGCTTGAGGACGCTGCCCGTGCCCGACACGCCGCCGCCCGAGACGCCTGACGCCCCGACGCCCTCCTTCGTCACGAAGGAAGAACTCGCCCAGACCACCGACGCCATCCTTTCCCGCATCCAGGGCCTCTTCGAGGGCTTCAACGCCCGCGACCGCGACGCCGCCCCCACTCCGCGCGAGCCTGAGCCCATCAACCTCGCCGAGATCGACGACGCCATCCGCGAGGGCGGCGGCGCCGACAAGATCGCGCGCATGGTCGAGAAGGTTGCGAGCGCCAAGGTCGACGCGCTCCGCAAGACCGCCATCGACCCGCTCGAAGCGGTCGGCGTCGGCAACATGGCCACCTACGCCCGCGACATGGTCCTGCGGGACCTCCCCGAGCGGCACCGCCGCTACATCAAGGAGATCGACGAGTTCATGACGTCGATGCCCGACAAGCGGGTGCTTGCCAACCCCGAAGCCTGGCGCCACGCCGTCACGGCCACCATCGGCCGCCACGCCTCCGAGCTGGAGCGCGAGGCCGTCGAAGAGGCGATCCGCAAGGAGACCGAGCGCGTCGCCACCCCGCAGCCGTCGGCCGCTGCCTACTTCGACGATGAGCGCAAGCAGCCCGTGCCGAGCGTCAAGGAGTTCGCGGGCGACGAGGGCTTGATCGCGCTCCGCGAAAAGCAGATCGACGGCGACACGCTCGCGAAGCGCATGGGCTACAAGGACTGGTCCGACTACATGCGGATGGCGCGCGACTTCGACTCCATGCAGCAGTACGACGTCGACAACCCCCACGAACTCTACCCCAACACGAAGCGAGGCGCGCATGCCCGCCGTTGATCCCAGCATCAAGACCAAGACCGACGTCGAGGCCGCGAAGCGCGCCGCCGTCGAGGCGCTTCCCCCGCCCGGCGACGAGCGCCGCGAGGTGCTCAAGAAGCGCCTCGAAGCCCTCAACGTCGAGGCCGAGAAGATCGCCTCCGAGCTGGGCATCGAGCGCGCCGACCCCGCGCGCCTCCGCGAGGACCGCGAAGCCCGCTACGCCTACGAGAAGCTCGCCGCATCCGTCGACGACGACGTCCCTATCAGCAACCGCCAGCCGGGCTTCCACTACGCCTGCGTCTGGCGCGACCCCTTCGGCCGCCTCGGCAACCGCGTCGTCTTCTCGTACATCAAGGACGGCTGGGAAGTCGTCAAGGGCGACATGCCCGAGGCGCGCGACTGCCCGCAGATGGGCCCCTGCAGCGAACGCTACTACGCCGACACGATCCTGATGCGCATCCCCGTCGAGCGCTACGAGGCCATGCGCCGCAAGAACCTCGCGCTCCGCATCGCCCGCGAGGAAGGCGTCCCCGCGGACCTCCTCGAAAAGGCCGCGCGCCACGGCGTCAAGGCCACCTACGGCGAACTCCCCTCGCACATCGCCTCCCAGATCATGACCTCCAGCGACGAGAACATGCGCCCGCGCCGCGACGACTCCACGCGCCGCGCCATGGCGCAGGCCATCGCTCTCAACAAGCTCGACCGCGCGATCCGCGCCGGCACACTCCACCAGAGGTAATGATGCGAGCGCTCGCGGCGGTCCTGCTTCTGGTGTCGTCGACGGTCTTCGCCGACTGCTTGCCACACGGCCCCGTAGTTGTGGCGTCTGTCGGGATGGACAACCAGAACGCCGACATCGGGACGGCGACACTCTACACAACGCCAGACGTTGGTGACTACGTCGTACACGTCTACATCGCAGCTTCGACCGGGTTTCCAAGCGGTCTTTCTGTCACGATCGGATGGGTGGATGGGACCTATTCGTATGCCACATCTCATGTCGTTTCGGTTGGGCAACAGGTCAATGGACCTAGTCATGGAGCCGCAGAAGCGTTCCCCATCCATGTCGATGGCAGCACGAACATCACCTACGCAACGAGTCATGACTCCGCGACGGATTACAGTTTCGTCGTTGTTCTAGAGAAACTCTAAGAAGGAACTCCTATGGCCTCCTACGCTGTCATTCGCCCCAGCCAGCACAAGTACGCGCTCATGAAGGGCATGATCGCGTCGACAAGCCCCTCGCCTGCTTGGCTGGATGGTGCGGTGCTCTCGACCGCCTCGGGACTCCTAGTCGAGCCGGCCAACACGACCCTCGGCGGGTTCGCGACCGGCCCCGTCTACCAGACGACGCTCGGCCCGAACATCATCGGATTCGCTGCGTCGGCGTTCACGCTGGCGGCAACGGCGGTAGGAGGCGCGGCGATCGGCGCCGAGACGCAGTCGCCGGTCGGCGCCGGTAGCGCCATCTCGGGCGTCCGCCGCACCTTCTATCGCATCGACCAGCCGATCACCTGGACTGGCTCCCTCGACACTTCAGGCTCGCAGGGTGCCACCGCGCTCTCCGTGACCGACGTTGGCACCCTCTTCTCGCTCTCTCCCGTGAACGCCTCAGGTGCCATCACGGCGGGAGGCCAATGGATCGTCAACCGTACCCTTCTCGCGAACGGCCTCACCGTGAAGGTCACTCGCCTCATCGATCCCCCAGGCGCCAAGTTCGGCGACACCCCGGTCCCTGGCATCAACACTGGACAGGCGCTCGTCGAATTCGTCGTGTTGCCCGTTGCCTGGGCACTCTAGGAGACTTGAATGGCCTTCACCCGCACCGCAGGCGCCGTCTTCCTGAAGCCCGACCTCTACCGGGTCTACATCGAGACCGGCAAGGAACGCCCCCCGGAGTTCACGCAGATTTTCAACGTGGACGACATGCCGTGGAACCCGGTCACCGACCGCCAGGTGAGCGGCCTCGGCACGCTCCAGTCCATGCCCGAGGGCGAGGACTTCCCCGAGGACCAGCCTGTCGTCGGGAACGCGAAGGACTACGAGGCCCAGCCCTACGGCCTGATGGTCCAGATCACCTACCCGATGTGGAAGGACGATCAGTACGGCGTGATGCGCGAGCTGGTCGCCGAAGAGGCCCGCTCCTCGCGCAACAAGCTCGAAGTCGACGCCTTCAGCGTCCTCAACTCCGCCTTCGACACCTCGGTGGTGGGCTTCACAGCCTCCGAGTCGCTGTGCAGCACCTCGCACGCCGGCTTCGCAGGCTCTGGTCCCTTCTCGAACCGCCCCTCGCCCGACGTCGGCTTCAGCGTCCTCGCCGTGCAGGGCTCGCTCATCCGCTTCGAGAACATGGTCAACGAGCGTGGCCTGCCGCGCCTGATGGCCCCGACGATGGCGTGCATCGCCCCCGAGAACAAGTTCCTCGCCCGCGAAGTGCTCGGCTCCAGCGGCAAGCCCTTCACCGCCGACAACGAGCAGAACTCACTCCTCGAAGACGACCTCCGCTGGATGGTGGTGCACTACTTCACCCTCGCCAAGCAGTGGTTCATCATGGCGTCGCAGGGCGTCCACGACCTGAACTTCTTCTTCCGCGACCGTCCGATCTTCGACGTCTTCGACGACCCGTTCTCGAAGAACGTGCTCGCCACGGTCTACCAGCGCCACACCAAGGGCTTCGGTTCCTGGCGCGGCGTCGACGGCAGCAACGGAGGCTGATGCATGGCAGTCCAGAGTGGCACCGGTCTCAACGGGCCGCTCAAGTACAAGGCCCACACCAACATCGCGACCGGCGCCTCCGGAGTCGGTCAACGGGCTGCGTACCTGAATGGCTGCGGATTTGCGCCGGTCGAAACCCTCACCGTCCTCCCCTACGGCACCGACGACGACAAGCCCCGCGTCTTCGGATACGCGTGGAACGGCGCCAGCTTCCCCGGTCCCTACGCGACCTCCACCACACTCGAAGGCATCGTCGCGACGTTGACCGCCTCCTCAACGAACGCCGCACTGCTCGGCGGTGGCGTGCAGATCGTTACGTCGGCCGGTGCCCCCGCCCTCAACACCTACGTCTCGGGCGCCTTCTTCCAGGTCACCGCCGGGAAGCGCATGTGGTACAACATCCGCTTCAAGCTCCAGACCGTCGCCTCCGAAGCCGTCGTCGTCGGATGGGTCAACTCCTTCGGTGGCGCCGACCTGACTACCCTCCCCACCGAGGGTATCTTCATCCTGAAGGCTATCGCGGGCACCGACTTCACCGCCCACGTCCGTACAGGCGGCACCTCTACCACCGTGACCACGCTCCTCGCGAAGGTGGGTGATGCCGCGCTCGCGGACGGTGTCATCGTCGACCTCGGCATCCTCGTCGATGGCGGTGGTGACAGTGGCCTCATCTCCACCACCGGCCCCATCAGCTTCTACGTCAACGGCAAGCTCGCCGGCACCGTCGCAGGCAACGATGCCAACATCCCCACCGGCGCCCTCTCCTACGCCATCGCCACCAACACCACCGGCGGCGCCAAGACCATGACCGTGACGCAGGGGCTCGGCATCGAGGAGCTGTAAGCGTGACCATCACCCCCAACCACATCACGACCGCGCTCGACGTGCGCCGTGGCTTGAAGCGCATCAAAGAGCTTCCCGACGACCAGCGCCAGCCCGTGACCTTCGTTCTCCACACCACCTCCGACGCCAAGCTCGCCCAGATCGCCCACGAGCAGTCGGGCCGACGCAAGTTCCACCACCTCACGCACGCGAAGCCGCGCGGGTAGCCCATGGCCACGTACGAGGACGTCGCACGGGCGAGCCTCGCCGCGTTGGACACGGACGCCGGGCTCGTCCGCGCCGCCGCTTGGGCCTACGAGCGCTACACCGAACTCGCCACTCGCACCCGCCTGCGCCACCTCCAGCGCACCGGCGAGTTGGTCATCCCCGCGCCCCTGACGACGGGCCAAGCGACCGTCACCCCCGGTAGCCCCCTCATCGTCGGCGACGCCACGGCCTCGCCCACCTGGAACACCAACCTCATCGGCCGCCACTTCCGCGCGCAGGTGAGCTGGTACGAGATTCTCGACGTGGTGCCCGATGCGGCCGCTGCGCAGCTCATCCTCCGCAGCGCCTACAGCGAGACCTCCAGCGGCGCCACCGGCTATCGCATCGTCCAGCGCTTCACGACCCTCGACTCGAACGTCCGCACCCTCGGCAAGTTCGTCCACATGCGCCGCCGCCGCGAGCTGCGGCCCCTGAACCGCCTCGAAATGGAGGTCCTCTACCCCGGCCGCACCCAGATCAGCAGCGGCCCCCGCGTGGTCGCCGACATCGGTGTCGACCCCGAGACGCATGAGCGCCGCGTCGAGATGTACCCCTACAATACACTCGCCGAGCAGGTCGTGTACCAGTATTGGATCGCGCCCCCGAAAGTCCCGGTGCCAGCGCTGCTCGACCTCTCGCTCCCGAACGAGATCGACCTCCCGCTCTTGAAGACCGGCGTCCTCGTCGACCTCTACCGCTACGAGATGGCGAAGCTGCTCCACGCGGGCCAGGTCGAGCCCGCCGCCCTCATGCGCAACGAGATGCGCGCCCAGATCACCACTTGGGAGCGCGCCATCGAGGACCTCATCTCCAGCGACCGTGGCAGCAACGATGTGAGCATGGTGCTGCGCCTCCATGGCCCCACCCCCATGGACGACCCCCTCATCAAGGACGCGCACGACGAGGTGCTCGCACGGTGGCCCATCTGATGCGCTCCGACACCGCCTGATGGCCGCCTCCACGACGGTCATCAACACGGTTGCGCGCCGACTTCGCGACACCGCGAACCTCGCCTACCCTCGCGCCCTCCTCCTCCGCTACCTCACCCAGGGCCAGCGCGTCATCAACGCGCACCTTCGTGCCGTCCGCGACACCAGCGCCGTCACCATCCCTACTGGCTGTACCCTCCACCGCATCGACACGCTCTTCGGTGCCGTGAGTGAGATGCTGAGCCTCCAGGGCAACGGCGCGAGCGGCTCCAACTCCGAGCGCGAAGAGTTGGATCGTGTGCCGTGGCAGTCGATCGTGCACCAGGACCCCAACTGGCTCCTCGCTGTCGGCACCCGCTACAAGTGCTGGGCAACCATCGGGAAGAACCTACTCATCCTCTACCCGCGGGTCCTCGGCACCACGACCGCCGCCGCCAACGTTGGCGGCACCTTCGTCCCCGCGACCCTTCCCACGCTCCACGACGACGGCAGCGACGACATCGTGCTGCCCGACGACTTGATCCCCCTTCTGCAGGACCTCACCGAGGTGCTTGGCCTCCTGACGGGGCGGCGCTGGAGTGAGGCTGCCGACCCCATCGCCCGCATCCAGCAGATGCTCAGCGCCGCCCGCCGCTCCTACCTCACCCGCGTCCTTGCAGGGCAATCCTGATGCCAGCCGCCGACGTCCAGCAACTCGTGCAAGACCTCAGTGATGGGCTCGCCGATGCGACCGCCGCCGGAACCTTCTACACCGACGTCCTCACCGACCTCGCCCTCGACCCCTCGGGCTTCCACGTCGATGTGCAGTCGATCGGCGTCACGGCAGGCGTCACCAGCATCGACCTTCCGACCGCAGTCGTGACCGAGTTGGCCTTCATCTACGACGACCGCCACCTCACCTACGCCAACACGGACGAAGCGGGCCTCTTCTCGCCCACCTGGCGGGGGCTCCTCGGCGAGCCGCGGTGTTGGATCGACGAGATCACCGATCGTCACACCATCCGCCTCCTGCCGCGCCCGGCGCACGGCTCCTCGGGCACCGTCGACCCCACGATCGCCGGCCCCGGCGACTACCGCTTGACGGTCCTCTACACCTACGTGCCCACCGACCCCTCGCCCGACGCCGAACTCGCAGTCGCCCTCGAAATCCTCGCCCGCGAGTTTGCCCGCGACAGCGACCACACCGACTCGACCGCGAGCGAGATGTGCCGCACACTCGCCGGCACCCTCTTCAAGATGCTCGGCGTCGCGCTCGACGACCACCTCCCGCCGGTCGTGAAGTCTGACCTAGAGGGCACCTGATGGCGATCGGCGACCCCCTCTACCAACTCGCCGACCTCCAGGCGCGCGTGCAACAGCTCGAACAGCAGCTCCGCGCCACGTCGGCGCAGACAGCGAAAGCCTCCCCCATCTCGCCCCTCACCGCCGTCACGAGCGTGGGCCAAGGGGTTGTTGGCGTCGGTGGCTCCCAGGACGCCGTCTCGCGTGCCCTGTCGACGGCCATCGAGAACGCCTTCACGGGCTTCGACTCCATCCAAGACACCTTCACCGCCGGCAGTAGCGTCAACTTCGGGGGTGGCAGCCCCATCACAGTGCGCAAAACTGACTACCTGCGCCCCGATCCACTCTCTTTCGACGTCTATCGCCTCTACGCCGATGGCGTCGTGTTCAACGCATCGGGTGGTGCTGCTCTGGTCGAGTTCCAGTGGAAGGGCTCCTCGGCCGGCACCACGACCGCCATCGGCCCCGTCATCCTCGCCAACGGCGACGTCGATGCGTGGTGGCTGACGCTCTACTGGGCGCCCCTCGCCACCATCACGAACATCAACCTCTTTGCGCGCCTCACCTATAGCGCCCCGCGCGGCGTCGGCGTCTTCACGACCGCAGTCGCCCTCGACTGGATCACGCGCTCGGTCGCGGTGTGGAATCCCGTCGCCGCGCAGCCCGAGCTGCAAGCCACCTCTAGCGTCATCGACGTCAACGTGGGCGTCACCCTCGACCACTACATCGTGGAGCGTCTTGGGCGCTTCAGCTTCACGGGCGCATAGCCATGCCCATCGGCAAAGCCTCGTGGCGCACCTTCAGCGGCGGGATGTGGGTCAAGGGCCCCCCCGAGAACGTCCCCTCGGGAGCGCTGCGCCGCGCCCTCAACATCCACGTGCAGCGCGACGGCGGCAGCATCCGCTCCCGCAGCGGCACCGCCGCCTTCGTCGCCGCAACGCCAGGCCTTACCCACACCCTAGAGACCACCGCCAGCACACCACTCGTCGGAGTTCCCCCGATCGTTGGCATCACCAACACGCTTTCGATCGTGTCGGGAGGGGTGCTCTCGACGATCCCCGCGCCATGGCTCAGCGGGGGCGCCAACCCGAGCGGTCTCCTCACTGACCAGCGCTGGGACCTCCTCGAAATTCCAGTCCAGTTCCTCTCCACCTCCCCCAACATCGCCGCCGACTTGGCGCAGGTGAGTGGCGCCGGCACCTACGTCTTCGTCAGCCGGGCCGGTATAGCCTTCAAGTTCTCGAGCGTCGCCTTCGCCGGGAGCTATTGGGGCATCGACGCCCCCGCCGCCAGCGTCGTCGAGAACCTCACCGTCACCCCGAACGTCTCGCCCCTCGACACGCAACTCTTCGCCTTCGCGAACGTCACGAACACGACGGGGGCGGGACCAAGTGGCTTCGCCCTCTCGATCGACACGAATCGCTTTACTGAGGGCGCCTCGTCGCATCGCCTTGACTGCCCCCGCGACAGCGAGACCATGGAGACGACCTCGTTTGCGCCCGCTGCCTACACCCCAAAGGACCTCACCGCGGGCGGCACCTCCAGCGACGAAGACTACATCTCATTCTGGGTGCATGTGGCGCGACCCGCGAACGTCAAGTCCATCAACATCAAGTTCTTCGTGCAGTCGGCAGGGCTCTTCAACCAGGCCCTCTTCAACCAGGACCCGAACACCCCCTCGACCAGCACCGCCCCCTACACCGACTACTACCACACCGAGATGAGCATTCAGGTGGTGAAGGAGAAGCGCAAGCGGCAGCTCCTCGCGCTCGGCGACTTCGTCCCCTTCGACCCCGAGAACAAGGCCCTCAAGCGCTACCTCGCGCACCACCCACCCGACAAGGGACCCGACCTCGACGCCCTCCAGTTCTTGAACCCCAAGACGATCGCCGTCAGCCGCAACACCTGGACCAAGGTGACGATCCCAAAGGGGCTCTTCGACCGCTCTGGCAAGGCGGGCCAGGCCAACTTCACGTGGGCCAACGTCGTGGGCTTCCAGCTCTCCGTCGAGACCGAGAAGAGCGGCAACACGAGTGTGTGGTTCGATGACTTGCGGCTCGCGGGCGGCGTCGGCACCCGCGGCGACTACCTCTACACCATCACCTACCGCAACGACTCCACGGGCTCGCGCTCGAACCCGCCCTACAACAAGGCCGTCGACGGCACCATCACGATCGCCACCACCCCGAGTGTCACCCTTGATCGCCAAAGCGCCGCCATCACGGGCATTCCCGCAGCCCTCAACGCCTCGCACTTCCGCGGCGGGGCGCACGGCTCGGGGAGCGTCGACGACGACCAGGTCACGCACATCGAAATCTGGCGCACTGTCGGCAACGGCAACCCGGGCAAGTCGAACGCCCTCTTCAACGCCCCCACCTCGCTCCAGATGTTCCTCGTCGACAAGATCGCCGTCGGCACCACCTCCTACACCGACACCACCGCCGACTACCCCGGCATGCACAGCCTCCAGGGCGCAAAGTTCCTGAACTCCGACCAAGAAATGGAGTTCGACAACATGCCACCCTGGAGCGCCAACGACGGCATCGGCTCGCCGCGCGTCTCCACCATCACACAGGCCGTGTACCACCCCCCGACGGGGCGAGTGTTCTTCACGGACTCGGCCTACCCCACACGCGTCTTCATCTCGGCACCAGGCCGCCCGGAGTCCCTCCAGGACTTCATCGAGCCCACCAGCGTCACCTACCCCATCCAGCGCTTGGTCATCTGGAACGACAACCTCTGGATTTTCACCTCGAAGGGCGTGCAGCAGCTCCAGGGCACCGACCGTCCCTTCTTCACGACCCCGGCAGCAGGCGTCCCCGGCACCGTGTACCCCTACACCGTGCTCGCCACCCCCTTCGGCATCTTCTACGTGTCGCAGGATGGGGCGCGGCTCTTCGACGGGCAGCAGTCGCGCATCGTCGCCGATGATGCCCTCGCTCCGCTCTTCCGGGGCACCACGACCGTCGAGGGCATCCCCGCCTTCACCGTCCAAGCCGTCGATGGCCACACCTACGGCCCGCAGGCGTCGTGGGGGCGCGACGAGGTCCTGCTAACGGACTGCCTCAACAACGTCTTCGGCTACCATCCCGCAAGCGACTCCTGGCGCATCATCAACGTGCCCTTCGTGACGACGCTTCACCATCCGCCTGATGGCCTCGTCGCCAACGGCATCATCTATGCAGGCGTCCGCACCTCGGCCAACACCACCGCCCTCGTGTACTTCGATGGCACGAGCGCCGGCGAGCAGAGCGGCGAGGTGGGTGAAGTCACGACCGACGCCGCGGGCGTTTCCTCGGGCACCTTCAATGTCCGCACCCCGTCGGTGTTCGTGAGCGGCGAGAACCAAGGGATCGTGCGCTTGCTCTACGTCGAGGCCAACACCCAGAGCCAGGTCGTCACCGTCAACTTGATCCTCGATGGCACGACGCTCGCGGTCGGCACCATCTCCTCCTCCACGAAGCAACGCTTCGAGTTCAACATCAACCGGGTGGCCAACATCGCCGCCGTGGAGTTCGTGCGCGCAGGCGCCGTCTCGCCCCGCATCGAGATCAGCTCGATCGAACTCGAGGTCTACGAGAGTGCCGGAGAGTAGCATGAAGGATATGCAGCAGGTCGCGGACGACTTCGGGCTCACCCTTGCGCAGCTCGCGGGCCGCCTTGAGGGGGCGCGGCTCTGGACCTCCCCAACCGCGATCGCGTGGGCCAAGCCCTTCTTCGACGGCGTCGAGTGGGGCATCTGGATCGAGCACGCCCACCGCCAGTCTCGTGCCTCCCTCACCTTCGCGCTCGTGACCCTCTCGGAGTGCCTCGTCGAGGTGCCGGTGGTGGTGGCGGTCGTTGGCCCCGAGCACATCGGCCCTGCCCTGGGCCTCGGATTCGAGGCCGTCGGCGAGGTCCCGGCGTTGCTCCAGGGCGGCCCCGCCACCATACTGCACCTGACGCGCGACGCCTTCCTCGCGCGATGGAAGCTCAATGTCGCTGCCTAGCGCTGGAATCGTTCGAGACCCCCTCGGCCCCGGGGGCACCGCCGCCATCGCCCAGAAGCTCCTCGGCTCCGCGGTCAAGCCAAACCGCCTCCTCATGCAGCAGATCACCGAGTTGCTCTCGACGGGAGGCGTTGGCGCCCGCATCCCCATCATCCAGCGCGCCGTCGAGGCCGCAACCGCCGCCTCGGGCCAGGCCGCGCAGCGCAACCGCGAGGTGACCGCGCGCGCCGGCCTCACCGGCAGCGCCTTCGACATCTCGAATCAGCTCGGCCACCAGGCCCGCTCCAGCGCCGCCATCGCCTCGATCGGCCCCCAGATGGCCTCGCAGATGCTCGCGCAGGCGCCCAGCGCCATCGCCAACACCGTGCAGCTCGGACTCTCGGCCGTCAGCAGCGACATCCGCCGCCAGTCCATCAACGTCGCCAACTACGGGGCGTTCATGAATGCGATTCGGGAGAGCTTCACGTCGTGGTACGGAGGTGGTGGTGGTGGCGGCTCGACGCCCACCGCAGACACGAGCGGCGGCGGTCCCTACAACCTGAGCGTCGACACGGGCGGCAACACCGGACGCACCCTCGTGCCCGTCGGCTCCACGGGCGCTGGCGGCTCCTACCTCGGCTACGGAGGCTGACATGCCCGTCGCTGGTGATCCTCATGGCCTCAATGCGGTGCTCGGCGCGCTCCCCATCTCGGCGCAGAAGGTGGCCTACGGCCTTGACCCCCGCCAGGACGAGAGCGCCGGCGACCGCGTCGCCAACATCATGCATGGCATCGGCGGCGCCCTCTTGAACCTCATGCCCGGCTACGCGCAGGCCCACGCCCACCAATCGCAGGCGAGCGCCCGCCAGCAAGCCGAAGTCAACATGATGCTCGTGCGCGGCGCCATGGAGCAAGCCTCGAAGGGCAACACCGAGTTCTTCGAGAACCTCCCGAAGGACGTCGAGAAGGCGGCGCGCACCACCCTCGGGCCCGTCGCCGACGTCGCCTTCGGGTACTTCCGCCACGTCGCGGGCGCCGTCAGCGAGCACAAGGCGAGCTTCGGGCGCCTCGCCGCCGACATGCGTGCGAAGGGCTCCTCGCCGCAGGAAATCGTCGATGCCGCGGCGCAGCTCGGCATCCCCGTGCCCGAGCAGTTCGCCAGCGAGGCCGCCCGTTACACCTACGGTCCTGAGATTGCCGCCCGCAGCGCACGTGCCACCATCGACCCTGCCATCGAGAAGCAGGCCGCCTTGACGCCGGGCGCCGTGTCGCGAGCAGGCCAAGTCACGGAGACGCAGGAGACCACCCGCGAGCCCTACCGCATAGCCACCGAGGGGCGCAGCGAGCAGCGGGCCCTTGGGCGCGAGGCGCGCGGCGAGGAACGCACCATGAGCCGCGAGGAGCGCGCTGCCGCCCGCGAGTCGAAGAAGGCCGACGAGGCCGAGGCACGCAAGAGTCTCGGCGATGCCGCTATCAAGTGGCGCAACGACAAGGGAGAGCAGCCGCCCGCCACCCTGACTCGCGTCGAGGCCGTCGAGCAGGGCTATCGCCCCGTCGACCCGAAGGAGAACTCCTGGTTCCGGCGCTTCGTTGGGCTGCCTGAGACGAAAGTCGGCCCTGGCACCCACGCCGCCCCGAAGGCCCCCTCGCCCGCGCAGGCGGTCATCGACAAGTGGTCGGGGGGTGGCGCAGCTCCCCCCGCGGCGCCCGCCCCGCAGTAGGCCGTGCCCGACCTGACGCAGATCGCGACCGACCCCGACTTCCTCGCACTCGACGGCGCGGGCAAGCGTCAGGTCATGGCGCACTTCGACCCCGAGGGCTTCGGGAAGCTCGACGCGAAGCACCAAGACGAGGTCCTTGGCCACTTCATGGGCGTCAGCATAGCCCATGGTGCCGAGTCGATCGGGCTCGACCCGCACCTCGCCGTCGCACAGGCCCACCATGAGAGCGGCTTCCGCGAGAGCGCCGTGAGCCCGAAGGGCGCCGAGGGTGTCATGCAGGTGATGCCCGAGACAGGCGCCGCAGTGCGCAAGCGCATGGCCGCCGGCACCCTTCCGACCGCGCAGGGCGTCTCCGAGCCCGTCGCCGTGGGCCTCGCCTATCAGCACGACATGAAGCAGCGCTTTGGCGATGATGCGCTCGCCCTCGCGGCCTACAACGCTGGACCGACCGCCGTCGAGCACGCGATGGCGAAGGCGCGAGCCGCGGGCCGCCCCGCGACCATCGACGGCATCCTGCCCTTCTTGCCCCACGAAACCCAAGCCTACGTCACAAATGTCCTCCACACCGCGCACTCGATGCGGGCGGCGGGCGGCACGGGTAACCCCCCCGAAGCTCCCAGCGCGCCGTCCGCTGCCCCGCAACCCGCTGCGCAGCCGGGGGCTCCCGTCACACAGGGCGATCCTGCCAGCACCTCCACGCCCACCACCACGCAGGCACCTGACCGCAACCCCCTCTCGCTCCTCGCCGAGCACGTCGTCGAGCAGCCCGCCGCCGAGTGGAACGCGCTTGCCCACAAGTTCGGCATCCCCGGCGCCGTCGATCCCCACGAGGCCCGCCTCGCCGGCCTGCGCTACGGCTACCCCGGCGCCGAGGACTGGCCGCAGCGCGACCCCGAGGGGGCGCTTGAGACCGGCGTCGCGGCCCTCGCCCCCGCGGAGGGTCTCTGGCCCGTGGGCGCTGCGGCCTGGACCGCCGCCGCCACCCTCTCCAACAAGCACTTCGCCGATGCCGTCGAGGGGGTGCTTGGGCTTGGGCTGCTGGCGCGGGGCGGCCTCAAGGCCTACCGCTACCTGCGAGGCCGCTCCCCGGCCGAGGTCGCCCACCTCGCCGCGAAGGCCGAGGTGCCCGAGCGCGTGACCGACGTGGCGGTCGCCCGCTCCGCGCTCCGCTCCACCGTCGAGCGCGTCGAGACGGCCCTCCAGTACCACGCCGAGGAACTCTCGAAGGTCGAGGCCGCCGAGCGTGCCCTTCCCTCCACCATGAAGGAGGTGCAGACCGCCCTCGGTGCAAGCGGCGCCTCCCCCGAGCTGGCGGGCCGCATGCTCCAGGCGACCGGCGGCACGGCCCGCGAGCTGGGCGGCGAGGTCGGCGTCGCGCGTGGCATGAACGTGCACCTCCGCAAGGTGGGAGAGCTGTACGAAGGCGCCCGCAAGCTCGGCGACTCGACCGGCGCGGTGCTCCCCCCGAAGAGTGCCGACCACGTGGAGCTGCTCGACGCCGTCGATGACTACCTGAAGCACGGCGGCGCCGCCACCGACCCCATCGTCAAGCGCATCCGCGACCTTGGGCTCGTCGGCATCCAGACCGAGACCGGCGAGGTGATGTCGCTGCGGAGCGTGGGCGACGCCGACGCCTATCTCGCGATGCACCCGAAGGCCCAGAAAGCCTACGGCCCCATCAGCTACCGCATGATCGGCGAGACCTACGCCGAGCTGGCGAACGTCTCGCCCACGCCGCGCGCCTACGCCACCTCGACCGATCGCTCCGCCCGCGCCTTCTACCGCCTGGTGCGGGGCTCTCTCAAGACGGCGATGGAGAAGATTGAGGCTGGCGACCCTGAGCTGCGCAACGCCGCCGCGAAGGCCGATGCCTACTACCGCGACTTCGTGGTACCGTACCGCCGTACCGCCAAGGCCACCCTCGGCGCCTCAGTCGAGCCGACGCAAGCTTTCGACCGCCTCATAGACCGGCCCGAGCACCTCGTCCGCCACCTTGCGCTCGCGAGCGCGCCCGAGCGCCAAGCCCTCGCTGACGCGTGGCTCGACCGCCTCGTCCGCACGCACTCCAACGCGCTTGGCGAGATCGACTTCGGCGGCGTCCTGAAGGACTGGAACGGCGCCGACGACACCGTGCGCTCGCTCGTCGCGGCAAGCGGCGGCGCGGACCAAGTTGGTGGCCCCGCTCGCGTCCTCAACGAATGGGCGGCGAAGGCGCAGCGCATCGAGACCTCGAAGGATGCGTTGGCGAGCTTCAAGAAGAGCCTGACGGCCAACAAGTCGCGCGTGCTGCGTCAAGCACGCGACGACGTCACCACGGCTATCACGGCGCTCCGTGACACGCAGCGTCGCGTCAAGCACACGGGTCGCCTGCCGGTAGGTCCGCTCCGCAGCCCGGAGGACGCGGCGGTACTCGACTTCGGCACTGGCATGCGCATGTTCGGGCGCATGCACCTCGTCCTCGGCATCAAGGACATCCTCACCGGCAACTTCGCGATGGCCGCGCTCCAGGGGGCCGAGGCCGCCTTCATGATGCGGCGGCCACGCATGGTGGCGAAGGCCGTCATGACACCGGTACGGGGCGAGGATGGTCCGCTGCTCTCGGCGGCGCTCCATGGGCTCCTCCAGACGCTTGGGCCGGCGCATGCGGTGGCTAAGAAGGCGCAGCAGCAGCTTCAATCGTCGTCCGAGCCGTCGTCGCCCCAGTGATACACCTGGTACGAGTCGCCGCGCGGGCTCCGGATCGTTGAGTCGCCGTCGCCCCACCGCTCCTGCTGCCACTGCTCGCCACGGGGCGTCTGGAGCGTGCGGTCGCCATCGGGCCACTCATAGACCTGGTAGGTGCCGCCCGGGGTGACGATGGTGTCGTCGGCGTGCGCGGCGCCCCCAAGCAGCACCACCAGCGCGATCGCAATCCACATAGGGGCGCTTCTACGCCCCCACGCGACGCCCGTCAATCTCCCCGCTCACTTGCACCCCAGTACGCAGATTTGGTACGCACCGCAGCCATGCTTGCACTGCTGCTCGCGGCAACGCTCACCACCTCAACGACCTTCCCGGCGTTCTACGAGGTACCCGTATGCTGGGAGCGATGCGCCCCCACCTACAACGACGCGTGTGGGTTCAACGTGCTCGCGGGCAAGCCCCACTCGGGAATGCGCGTAAAGGTCCGCGCCTACACCCGATGCATCCGCGACCTTCTGCTGGACTGCGAGCACGGCGAGCCCGTCTGCCCCTAGTCGGTCGCGTCCGTATCGGTCGGGTCGTCGAGCCAATCCCAGGTGCCGTCGGGCAACAGGATGTTCTTGTTGACGGCGTCGCAGGCGACGACCTTCCCGCCCTTGCCCTCGCGCCATCCGCTGCGCTCGCACGTCTCGGTGCGCCACTTGACGATGCAGTCGTGCAGGTCGGGTCCGCCGTCGCGGGTGAGCCCCTGCCAGTGGCACTGCGACCCACCGTTGCCCTGCGTGCAGATCGGCACCAACTGGCCCTGCGCATTGTACTGCCAGTGATCTACGATCGTCCACGAGAAGCGACCGCAGTAGCCAAAGTCCTTGCCATCGCACATTGGGGTATAGCGGCGACACGCGACTGTGGCCGTGAAGCCGCACGGGGCGATGTAGGAGCGATTGATGTCACTCAAGCCCTGCTGCACGTCGCACTCGCCGACCGCAAGCGTTTGGAGCTTCGCCTTGACCGCGTTGTACTGGCTCGTGGTGTAGACGATGCAGCCGACGATCGCCGCACACAGCACTGCACAGAGAGCAATTCGCTTCATGGGAGTACCTCGATTTGGGGTTCGGGGTCGCTTACTCGGGTCGAGCAAGCAACCGGTGAAGGTCGTAGACGGTGCGCTCGAGTTCGTCGCGGGTGGACTCAGGCATCGGGAGGAGCAGCACCAGCCTGCGGAGCGCATGGCACTGACGGACGGCGGGCGGGTCGGACTCGCCCCACTGGTCGACGTAGGGGGTGCTGCTCACAGCGTAGCCTCTACGGCTAAGATCGACCGCCCGATCGCTTCGACGACCTGGGGGACGACAGCGTTGCCCAGCGCCTTGAGTCGGTGCTTCCAGATGGCACGGTCCAGAACGGAGGGTACCCCATCAGTCCCTCGACCCACCCAGGGTTCAGTCGTCCTTGGGGACTCCCAGGAGTGTTGGGGTTGACCTGGCCGTGCAGGGAATCGGTACCGTCCCCCTTCCAGTCCCGAGCGCGCGACGTGTTCCAGCCGCGTGCCGTCGCGTCCGTCAGCGTCGTGCCCGGATGCCGACCGCTCTCCGTGCTGTAGCCTGCCGCCCCGCTCTGCTTCGCGTCCGTGGCCGTGGCCGTGGGCCACGACCCAGACGCGGTCCCGCTTGTGTGGGGCGCCGACATGACGAGCACCCACCACGAGCGGCCAGCAGGTGTAGCCCGCTTGCTCCAGGTCATCGAGGACTCGGTCTGCGCCTCTAGTTCGGAGAGCAGGTACGTTCTCAGCAAGGACCCAACGTGGTCCGAGTTGGCGGACGATGTGGACGAACTCGCGCCAGAGGCCGGAGCGCTGGCCGTCGAGGCCCGCGCCCTTCCCCGCGCACGAGATGTCTTGGCAGGGGAAGCCGCCGGCGATGAGATCGACATGGGGCAGGTCGGTGGCCATACGGACGTCGAGGTACTGGAGGGCTCGGGGGAAGTGTACGGGGCGGATGTCGTTGCAGAACTCATCGATCTCCACTTGCCAGCAGACGTCGAAGCCGGCGCGCTCAAGGCCGAGGGACATGCCTCCGATTCCGGCGAACAGATCGCCCGCAGTCAGGGGAGCGCCTCGACGACGCCCGTGCCCTTGCAGGCGGGGCAGTCGCTCGGCCTCCGCATGGAGTGGTGCTGGGTGAGGCCGGGGCAGCTCGTCGTGTCGAGGCCGCAGGGGGCGCCGCATGTGTAGCAGGGATTGCCGTTGTCGAGGGTCTCCTGGCGGCAGCGCACGCACACGCGAACCTTCAGCCCGAACACGAGAGCTTCTCCACGAGGTGGCGCGCGACCTCGACGCCGCGCGCATCCCCCTCAGCACCGCAGAGCGTTTCGTAGTTGCGGAGCGCGACGCGCAGAACCGTGAGGTGCTCCGCGTGCAAGAACGCGATCACGAGCGCCCCAATCTCGCCCTCGACCCATGCGAGCCGGGCACGGCCCTTACTCCCCGGCACGCGCGGCCTCGGTGTGCTCGCACTCCCCCGCCACGACGATCGTGCCGCAGCGCGTGCACCACTTCCAGCGATCGATACGAGCGCGGAGCCGTTGCATCGGGTCCTCGACTTGGATCGGCGGGAACTGGATCACGATGGCGCGCCGGCCGGTGAGGCGCCGCCACACCCGCCGCAGCCATCTCACCGCCATGGCCACAGCAGATGCCCCACGAGCACGTACATGAGCGCCGCGAACGCGGGGCGATGTAGCTCTTGATGCACCACTCGCGTGAGCGTGGGGAGTCCTCGCGCGATGGCGACGGAATCCCACAACACCCACGCGAGGATGTTCGCGTAGACGGCGCCGAGGATGAGGGAGCGCGGGGTCAGTTGCCGAGTCCCTTGACGTCCTTTGCGACGGCGAGGCAGGCAGGGACCTGCGTCTTGGCTGCTTCGGCGAGGGCGTTGACCTGCGCGGAGCAGGCGAGCCCATCGGCGACGGTCTGTGCAGCGACCTGCGGGTCGACCTTCACGCCGCCGAGTCCGAGCAGCGAGCAGCCCGCGAGCGGGGCAATGAGCACGAGTGCAACAGCAATACGAGTGAGCGTCATCATAGCCTCTATCGTGGCTCGGGGCCGGGGTGAGTCGAGGGGTGGGTGGGGCCGGTGCGGCGCTTGCGTGTCGGAAGGGTGGACCCTACCGCACCGGCCTCCTGAGGTGGTGGCTTCCACTTCCTCGAAGCATCCCCCCTTTCCTGCGGATTTCATGGTACTTAGACGGCGAGGAGGCTGGATTATTCACCGTAGGGTGCGGCGGGAAGAGGGTCTCTTCGTCGTCCCAATCGGTTTCGTAGGGGCTCATCGACGCGTTCCACCCACACTTCGCAGCGGTACGACTGGCGTGTCGATCGGTGTGCCGCCGTCGTCCTCAAACTCCATCTCGTCGTCGCGCCAGAGCATGTGATGCAGGACGGTTGTGAAGGCGTTGACCAGCGTGGACGGTGGTGGGTTGTAGGGAATGAGCACCTGAATGGACTCGTATGCTTCGCGCACGATCTCTTGGTACGCGGCGATGCGCCCGCCTGGGTCGTCCTTCTCGTTGCTCATGGGGTGTACTCGGGCAGCCTCGCCCCGCTCGCACTGCGCCACATGCGCGGCGGCAGCAGCATCGCCCGCGCGAGCAACTTCTCTCGCATCTCGATGTGCTGGCGCACGTCGCCCGTGACGCGGGCGCGCGTCTTGGCGATCCCCGCGGGCGTCAGCCGATTCGCCTCGCGCCAATCCTGGTCCGTCATCTCCACCTTGGGGTGTGAGCAGCCGAGCATCGCGGCGAGGTTCTTCTGCGAGCTACTCATGCCGTGGCGCCGCACGAGGTCGAGCTTCGTGTCGTGGGTGAGCTTGTCGGCGAGCGGCGGCAGCCCCACCTCCGAGAGCGCCGAGTTCATCAGCGGGAGGTCGAAGCCACGAATGTAATGCCCCGTGACAATGTCGGCGCGCTCGTACTGCACGAGGAAGAAATCGAGCATGTCGCGCATCGGCCACCCCTCTCCAAGACACCAGCAGTGCACGCGGTCGGGCTCATCCACCCACGCACACGCAATCGCGGTGATTTCCTTGCTCACGTAGTCACCCCCGATCCAACTCAACGGCCGCGCCTCGCAATCGAAGTCGAGGATGCGCAGCGGCGGGTTAGGCTTTACGCGAAGAGTCAGCATCGGGCGCCAGATCGCCGAGGTCGACCTCGATCGTGTTCAGGTCGGGCGGATCGGGGAGCTGCGCCTTCCCCATGAACTCGTTCACGGCCTTCAGCACCACGTCTTCTTCGTGGTCGATGCGCTCCAGGCGTTGCTGCAGAGCGAACTTGGCCCGGAGCGCGGCCTTCAGCTTCTTGACGTTGCGAGCGTCTCTAAACATGCTTCCACCTTGCTGAGTTGGGAGAGGGTCGCGGCCCGTGCTGCGGCGAGGTGCCGTCGTCGTCGCGTGACGTAGCCGCCGTCGCGTTTGTACCACCAGCATTGGTTGCAGCGGGCGCGGGTTGCGCGCCCCTTCGCGGAGTGGCGATAGCGTGCACCGGCAGCGCGCCTCTGGCCCAGACGCGCGCGCACGGTGCGACCACACGTCCACTGCGGAGCGCCGTTGCGCTGGCGGCCGTTGCGCCGCATGGGCTCATCGTGGCACGCACAGCGCCGCCTCACGTCATCCCGATCCATCGGTAGACCTTCCCCTGCGTGCGCGAGGTGACGACGTCTATTTCGCCCGCCGCGATGAGCGTCGCGACAATGCGGTCCATCTCGTCGGCGTGGATGCCCATCGACCCGAAGCGCATGATGAGCGTCGCGCGCTTCACCGCCCCGCGCTGCCGCAAGAACGTCCGCACGCGAAGCGCTTGCCACCCCGCGGGCGTCTGGTGGACCCGCATCGCGAGCGCCCGCGCCCCCTTCTGGATGCCCTCCACCACCTCCTGCGCCTTCGCCATGTGGTGGCCCTCGATCGTGAGGCGCATGGTCTCGGCCGCCGCAAGGATCATCGCGAGCTTCAAGCTCAGCACATGCTGCCGGTCCCACATCGCCGCCTCGACGTCGTTCTGGGGTGCGCTGCGCCCATACACCCACCCCTGCTCGATCGCCACCGCGGCGTCCGTGATGGTGAAGGCGCCGCTCAGCCCGCACAGCCGCTCGACCCGCCGCCGTAACCACCCCACCGCGGCCTCGTAGTCGTCGGGGTAGATGGGCTCCGTGAAGCGCCGCTCGTAGTTGCGCGTCTCCACGACGAACACACTACGACCCGAGAAGCCTGAGTCGAACAGGTCGGGGGTGATGGCCTTCGTGAACCACTCAGGGGTGGAGCCCGCGAGCCAATTGATGACGGGGCCACGCTCCACCCGCTTCACCCCATGCATGCGGGTCGCGTTCAGCACGATTTCGTGCCCGGCTTGGTAGAGTCGGACGAGATCGCTGACGAGCGCCTTGGTGAGGTCGCCGCCGGGGAGGTCCGCGAACAGCTCGCTTTGGATGAGCCACATCGGCGCCCCCGTGCCCGCTTCGGGGGCTTTTTGCGCGGCGACGAGGAGGTCCGAGAGGATGGCTTGAGTAAGGCGACCGGGAAGCGGATTGACGAACGGCCGTGCGGCGTCACTGAGGAGACTTCGAGCAAACCCGACTGCGTGATCCTTACCGATGCCAGACGGTCCGACGAGAAACACGAACAGGTTAGGGTACAAATGAACGTGCCGGAAGCGGTCCAGGTACACTCGATCCCCAAGAGCCGCAGACACCAAGGACATGGCGGCCCAGGAATGGTAACGGGCGGGGGTGTGGTAGATGCCGGCGGCGTGGCGATAGCGGTCAAAGAAGTCCACACGCCTCAATCTCCCGGCCCGTAGTTGGCGTAGGTTTGGTCGAACGTGAGGTCGTCGTAGTCGTCAAGCACGAACGCGTCGCGTGCCGGAAGCTGCTTCCACTCCCGCTCGCAGGCCCACGACGTCCCAAGCGCGATCGTCACCGGCACCGTCATCTCCTCCCCGAAGTAGCAGCGGGGCTGCTCCAGTCGAGCGACCATCCAGCGCGCGAAGTCCCACGCCACGTCAGGCTCGACGCTGAAGAGCAGCTCGTCGTGGACCTGGAGGTGGAAGCGCGTGCCGACGGCGCCGGTCGCCTCCTCCGCCGCGTACGCCCGCAGCCCCGCATTCACGATCCCGCGCGCCTCCACCTGCGGCAGCCACGAGTAGGCGAACCCGAAGCTCGCCTCGTCGAGGCGCGTGTAGGGGAACGTCACGACGTCGCTCCACGTGCTCGCGAGACAGCGCGTGCGGGCGACCTCCATGCGGATGTCCTTGAAGTAGTCCTTGATGGGGGCGTAGCGTTTGAAGTAGCGATCGAGGAGCGTCTGGCACTCGTCGATCGTCTTGACGATCCCCTGGAGCAGCAGACGCTCCTGCATCATCGCCGCCCCCATGCCTCGCTGCGCGGCATGATTCGACTCCTTGCCAAGCTTGCGGTCGGCCTTGGCAACGTTCGCGATCGGGATACCACACACAAGCGCCGCGTTCTCGGTGTGCATGTCGACCTCCCACGGCTTCGAGCGTGCAAGGCGGATCATCTCGGGGTCCCGCGTGAGCATCAGCTCGATCCGGTTCTCGATCTGGCTCATGTCGAACTTCACGAACCAGCACCCCGGGTCGGGCACGAAGATGTCCCGCAGCTCACGGTCGCGATTCTGCATGTTGTCGCCGGTGCCGAGCGGGTTCGTCGAGCTGCTGAGGCGCGTGCTCACGAAGTTGAACAGGCACCGCATGCGGCCGTCGGGGTCGGCCTTCGGCTGGAGCTGCTTTCGCTTCGAGCTGGCGCGCTGGAAGGCAAGCAGGCCCTCAAGCAACGGCGCCACCTGCGGAAACCGCCGCCCGAGCTTGAGCAGCGTCACGTGGTCAGCGCTCACGCTGCGGGTGTCACCCGCCGCGCCGCGCCGTACCTTGTACTGTACCGGGAGGTTGAGCGGCACGATGCCTTGCCCCGTGAAGCGCGCGACGTGCTCCTCGCGCTTTTTCTCGGGGAGGCCGCGGGCGCCGTAGAGCGCAAACTTGACGGCGTGGCCGCTGAGCCCCGTCGCCTTCACGAGGTGCCCCACCTGCTGCTTCGCGGCGTCGAGATCGGCAGTCGCGGCGGCGAGGCGCGCGCGCCTCCGCTCATCGTCCACCGCGACACCACGGCGGCTCGCGGCCACAAGCGGACGCGCCAACGCCCCGTAGTTCTGGCGATAGGTCCCGAGCGACCCGCGACGCTCCAGCAACGTGTACAACCGTTCCCAGCATTCGAACGTCACACAGCAGTCGATCCCATTGTAGTGCCAGAGCGCCTCGTTGTTGGTGGCGAAGCGGGCAATCTCGTCGGGGTCCTTCGCCTCGTCCTTCCAGTAGGGTTGGCGGGTGAGCGTCGTGCCGAGGAACGCGAGGTCGTGGGGGAGCCGCGCCCACAACGCCGTGTGCATCGCGAGCGTGTCCCAGAGGTAGGTGGCGACGGGCATCCCCTCGTGCGCAAGCCAGTAGGCGTCGAACATCCCGTTGTGCATGACAACGGGGTGGGTGGCGAGCGCGTCGCGGATGGCATCGCGGACAGCGGCGTGCGCGAAGGTGTCGCGCCAGTAGGCGTCTGTGGTGGGGATGGTCATCGACTCGAGCGCACTCACGGCGAACCCAACGCACCCGAGGAAGGGCTTCGATCGCTTGTTCGGGCGCGGCGTCTCGACGTCGACCGCGACGAGGCACCCCGGCGGCAGCGCCTCCAGCCATCGGATGGCCTCCTCGGCGGTGGGTGCCGTGTGGTGGATGCGATCAGGGAGCGCGAGGTCGCGGGTGCGCAGCTCGGCGGCGATGCGCGGCCAATCCCACACCGCACTCACCCACGCGTACTGCTCAGCCTTCTTGCCCGCCGCCTTGCCTCGCGCGAAGGTCGCGGCGGGGTGGATCGTCGGCACCACCTTCAGCGCGCGCCCCCGCCGATCGACGTAGGGCAGGATGCTCCCCCGCCACTTCGTGATCCCGGGGCGCGTCAGGCGCCCGTCGCGTTGATGCCAGCTCACTTTGCCCTTCTGCGTGAGGGCATAGAGGGCGTAGTTCCCGGTCGGCACGATCACCCACGGGTCCTCCAGGGCGGCAATGCGCTCGTGCAGCGTCTCGAAGTACGCCTCGCAGCGCTCCCGTCCCACCCGGTCGATATTCGTGGGGCGATGATCCCACACCACGTTGGTCCAGTAGGCGTCGTGGCGATGCAGCCCCACGCTCCCCATCCACTCGGCCATTTTCGCGCCGCTCGCCCCGACAAAGGGAATGCCCTGCACGAGTTCGTTCGGGCCCGGGGCTTCGCCGCAGATAACAAGCTTCGCGTTAAGAGGCCCGTCGTCCCTCACGGGTGCGTGGTGGTGGGCGTGGAGGTGCTGGTGGTGCTGGTTGTGGTGGGCTCGGTCGGCGGGGGGTCGAACTGCTGCGCCGCGGGGTTCAGGCGCCAATCCGTCCCCACCTTCAGCTCCTCAGCCCACCGCTTGATGGCGAGGCCCACCTGCTGCTGGAGCACTTGTCGCTGAATCTCGAGCGGCTGGGTTTGGTCCTCGTACTGCTTCAGCTCGGCACGCATCGCCGGCGTCAGGGCGACGCTCTTCCCCGCGGCCTTCAGCTTCGGCGGATGCTTCGGGGCCTTCTCGGCACCAAACGCCCCCGCCATTCCCAACACGAACGCCACGATCATGGCGACGATGAAGACCACTCCACGTCTCGCTGTCACGTTCATAGGTCGTTCTCTTCCTCGTGCTTCTCAATGCGGTGGGCGAAGGAATCTCCATCCACCTCGACCATCCGGTCGCATGCCTCACACACGTGGCGCTCGCACCCCCGACACCGGTACGACGTCAGCGCGCCGCAGAGCGCACACGGCTCACGACACGCGAGGGTGCGCATCCTTCGCAGCCTTCGCGGCGTCCTCGGCCTCGCGTCGCACCCGCTCGTGCTCTTCGGCGTGGGCTGCGAACTCGCGGCGCGTCAGCCGCGGGGCGCTGATGGGGCACTCCCCGCACCGCACCATGCCCTCAAGTGGGTCCCACCGCGTGCGCGCCTCGTACTCCTCGACCATGCGCGCGGCCTCGCGTTCGATGTCGGCGTCGGGGGTATCGTCAGGCACCGTGAGGCGCCCAACGAGTTCCCCCCTCGCCGTCTTGATGCGCAGGGAGCGCACCGCGTCCTCAGTCCTCTTCGATCACGACGGCGGGCGCCACCGTATTGCGCCGCGTACCGACGAAGCCTGCTGCCGGCCGTAACACCTGCCGCGCCACGTCGCCGCCGCCTCGCGCGAACACTCCGTCGATACGATTCTCGTCACGCGCCTCGTACTTGACGGAGCCGTCCCCGTTGAGGACTTCCTTCGAGCGCCGCACCGACAGCTTCAGCCGCAGCTCGTTGCCCGTGATCTGGTCGGCGATGCGCGCGAGCTGCTCAACGGTGCTCAGCTCGCCCTCGCGCGGCCCTGGCACGTACCCCGCGCGCCCGACGATGAGCCGATACTGGAGCCCACCCTTTGTGTCGACGGTCTTTGGGTCGTCGGCGTCGAGATCGCCCTCCCCGCCGAGCACGATCCGCGTGTAGAATGGGATGCCGGCGTGGGCGTCGCCGGTCTCGGCGCCCTCCACCACTCGAAACTCAAGCGCGGCCATGAGCGCACCAGGGTGCTTCGAGTTCGGTCCCGTGCGCTCCTCCTTGAGGCTCGCGATCTTCATCAGGTACGTGTCCTTCGGGAGGACCGGGAATCCGAATGCCTGCTCGTTGCTGATGCCGCTGCTGTCACTGAAGTCGATCATGCGTAGGTCTCCTCTGTGCGGGTTACGTCGAGCGCGCGGTTGTTCGTGCGCTTCGGCTTCGCCGTCGTGCGCGGCTTCCTTGCCTTGATGATCCCGTGGCGCTGGAGCGTCTCGACGACGTCAGCCAGCGCCGCCAACTTGATCGCCACCTCCTCCAGGGGATTCTGTTTCGGGGGTCTTGCCATGCGTCGCGTCCTTTCGTTGCTCGTAGGTGCTCCAGATCGCCGCCCACACGCCGCGCCCCCCATTGGGCACGAGGATGTGGTTCGGGGCATCGATCTCGACGCTGGTGCCGCAGTTGTACCCGTCGCCGGGCTGCGTCTGGAGCCGTCGTGTGCCGTCGGTCTCGTCGTAGTAGACACGGTAGAGTTCGGTGTAGCTGCCGCCGAGCGTCGTGCGCAGCGTGCCGGGCGCCTTCGGGTTCCTCACCGACGTCCCATTCACGTAGTCTTTGTCCTCGTCGATGTGCGTGAGGACGACGACGTCGCATGGGAGGCCGGCGATCGACCCACACAGGTAGCGCTCGCACTCGGCTTTGCTCCACGCGTATTGAATCTTGTAGAGCGTTTCGAGGGTCGCCTTCGTGTGGTCGAGCATGTAGGCGCGAGCCCAATTGCGCGCGGCCAACTCCATGCTCGTAGCGCCGTCGTAGCCCACCGTGGCCCACTGCCCCAGCGCGACCTCCTCCGCGATCTCGGCCTGGACGTTCTTGAACTTCACCCACGCGGTCGGGCGATCGGGGTTGAAGTCGAAGAACTGGTCGATCTGGAGGAGTAGCTCGCCCTTCTTGCTGAAGCCGCGCAGCACCCGTTGCTCCTGGGTGCCGAGCGACTCCTCGATCGTGGTGCAACGCACCCGCAAGGGCGCCTCGTTGCCCACGGGATCGAACTGCACGACGCGGAGCGGCTTCCGGGCGTCGGCGAGCACGGTTGTCTTGCCGGCCTTGTAGGTGCCCATCAGGAGGCCGTGCCAGAGGGGGCGCGTGGTGCTGCTCATTCGCGCCCCTTCGGTAGCTTCGGACGGAGCACAACGTTACCGCATGCGGTTATCTCCACGAACTCCACGTCGTAGTCGAAGCCGCTACCGTTGGGGTTCGCGAGGAAGACGTTACGGCACTCGCCCTGGTTGACCATGTGCAACCTGTTGAGGAGTTGCGCGACGGTCATTCGCGCCCACACACGAGTGCGGCGAGCGCCACGACAGCGAACACCACCGCCACGATCCCTGCGTACTGCGACATGAAGACTCCTTTCAACGCGGGGCGTTGGTCTCGACCCGAGAGGGAGGGTGGTCGGCGAACGACGACCGGGAGCGCCACGTGTTGCATCGAGACCGTTTCCGTGACGCGACTCGGGTAAACGTGTACTTAGACGTCGAGCATTGTAGAATATTCAACCGCTACTGCGGCATCGAGATCGTCGCGACAGCGGCGAGCAACGCACACGCCACGCGGTCGCGTTCCTCTTCGAGCGCCTGCACCGTGAGCCGCAACGACCCCTGCACCACCACCTGCGCGCCCACGACGGCAATGCCTTGCGGCCCCTGCACGATAAATTCCTGCGTGATGATGACCGTTTGGATCATCGTCTCGTCGGCGACACAGTGGTGCACGGCGTGGAAGGGAATCCAGACCTCTCTACCGTCGGCTCTCGTAAAGTATGGCATCACTTTCCCCTCTGCTGCTGGTGGGCGAACTTCTGGTGCCGCTTGCAGTACCCGTTGGCCTGGGGAACGTTCGCGCACCGTCGCTGGATCAGCTTCGGTCGTATCCCCCTCGCTGGATTGTCCACCGTGATGATCTTAAGACAGGTCATTCCCGCGGGCGTTCCTTCGGTGCGCCGCACACCGCGCAGTGGTCACGCCGCAGAAAGTTTTCGCTATCCTTCCACTCGGTGGCCTGCTGTGCCTTGTGTGCACCGCAGCGCGGGCACACGTTCTGCTGCTGGTAGGCGTCGAACTTGAAGAGGACAGGGTCTAGTCTCAGGTGCGCGTCGTACGCCATCGCACGCGATTCATGGATGCTGGGCGGGCGCGTATCGGGACCGCCGCCGATGCACGCCAGAGTGGCCAGCGCATCACTGAGTGCATCCGCCAACCCCTGCATGTTGCCCAGCGCGTTCTGTGCGTTCGTAATTTGGGTGCGGAGTTGGTCGCGTTCTTGAAGTGCCAGATCATGTTGATACAGCGCCGCCGCTTTCACCTTCACGGCTTCCGCGAGTTGGGCGCGGAGGGTGGCGTTCTCTTTGGACAGCATCGTGATCGTCCCCGGGAGGTCGAATCCCACGATCCCCGCCGCGTCACGCGCCTCGCGCCCCGCGTCAACTTCGGCGCGAAGGGTGGCAATCTCTAGGTTGCCGCTGGCGACTTCGGCCTTATCCTGTTTGAACTGCGCAGGCTCGGTGCAGTCGGGATATTTGTCTTTCATCAATGCGCCTCCACCGTCACGGTCATCTCGTGGAGGCGCTCGATCGGCCGTCCCGCCTCGCAGTACCGAAAAAAATCACACCACCGACACGCATTGTGGAACTTACCCGTGGCGGGCGCATCGGCGAGCGGTACACGATCGCTGGCGCTCGACGGCATCGAGGCTGCATGCCGCTGCGCCATCGCTTGCGCATCGCACACCCACTGCACCACGTCCTGCGGGCTCCGCGGAAACGTCCGCTGCTCCCACTTGACGTGCAGGTGCCCACAGTCGGCGTAGGCCATCCCATGGCCCTTGCACATGCGCGTGGAGCGCGGCACCTCCGCGATCTGGATGCCCTGGATGAGTACCCCCGCGACGCGCACGCCGTAGCGGCGCTCGGCCGCCCACACATACCCCGTCAGCGTCGCGTCCATCACCCACTGCCGCCAGAAGTTCGCGTCGAGCCGCCCGGTGGTCTTCGTGTCGTGGACCCACAGCACGCCGCCCTGCCGCACGATGGCGTCGGTGCGTACACGGTAGTCGACGCCGGGCGCCAGCTCCACCCGAAAGTCCCCCTCGATCGTCTCGGGCAGCACCTCGTAGTCGAGCGTGCGATGGGCGTCGAGCCACTCCGCAAGGATCACCCGGACGTTCTCCCAGCGCCGCGGATTCGGCGTCAGCATCGCCTGGCCGTCGCGCCCGATCCACTCCTCGGGCAAGCAGTGGCGGGCGCTCCATGCGCAGTAGGCGGCGTCGAAGGCTGCAAGGGCCGTGGCGGCGGCGCGCTGTGGCCCTGCCGCCGGCAGCGCCGACAGATACGCCGCAATCGCCACATGCACCGCGCTCCCGCAGGTGCGCCGCCCACTCTCGTCCGGCGTCGTGCGCGCGTAGCCGTGGCGCAGCACGTCGGCGAGCGTGCAGGTCGCCGCGTCCTTCAGCGTCGACCCACTGACGAGGACGCGCCCATCGGGCTGGATCACTGCGGCGCCCCCGTCGCCATCTTGAGCAGCACGCTATCCGTCACCGTGTCCAGCAACAGGTCGATGCTCTGATTCTGCACCCCGAGTGCCTGCTGGTGCGCCGTCAGGATGCTCAGCAACTCGTCGGCCTGCCGCTCGACCGTCGTCAACCGCGCACTTATCTGCACCAGCAGCCGCGCAATCATCGCGACCTCTTCCTGCGGGGTCGGCTCGGGCTCATCGCCTGCCCCCGGCTCGGGCTCGATCTCCACCACCGCCACCTCTCCGCGCTTCGCCATGATCCTCTCCTTTCAAAAGCACGTGCCGCACGTGCAATGCGGATACCCCCCGCTCGCACACCGTGTGCTCGCAAAGTGGGGCGGGTAGAACGTCTCGCCCTTCGCCTTCATCTCCTGGCAAAAAGCGCACTCCTCGATCTGCTTGACACGGTCCTTGACCGGCTGCCCCTCGTAGGTGCGCGGCGCGTAGTACTGCCGCAGTGGACGGTCCTGCATGGGGGCGCCCATCAGTGGCACACCTCGTAGGCCGTGCCACACACCGTGTACTCCCAGCACGAGCGCTCCCGATTCCACTCGCCCTCGATCGTGCAGAGCACCTCGCCGCGCCGGCTCACGTAGGCGCCGACGATGGTCAGCCCCACCTGACACTCCCACGCGAGCGGCCGACCCTTCAAGTCCTTCTGCACCTCGACGACGCACGCGGCGTGCTGCTTCGTGACGAAGTACGCGGGAGGCAGCGTGTGGTGCGCCGCCATCAGCAGCCCACCCGGTCGGGTGCAGGGGGAATGCCCTCGGGATGCACCATCGTGTCGCCGGTCAGTACCTCGGTCTCGCGGTGCAGCACGACGACAGGCTCGCCGTGGGCCCGCCAACGCTCCCCCCCACTGAACGCGAGGATGAGCATCGCTACCACGCCGATGCGCTTGGCGGCCCGCACCTGGCGGGTGCGCGTCTCGAAGCACCGCCCGCAGAGCAGTGGCGCCCCGCGCAGGTTCAGCCGCCGCCGCACGCTCGCGGCGTAGGCGTCACACGCGCCGCACGCGCGCAGCGTCTCGGCGCCCCACGGCTCCACATCGATCGAATGCGCGAAGCTGTTGTGGTTCATCGGAGGTCCTCCTTTCGTGCTCAGCGCCTCTCGTAGAAGGTCGTGAGCAATCCGAGTAGCGTCTGCCGTCGGGCGACGCGGCGAGAGGCGTAGGCGGCGTCGGCGTCGGCGGCGGTGGCGGCGTCGGCGGTGGCGGCGGCAGTGGCGGCGTCGGCGGCGTCGGCGGCGGCGGTGGCGGCGTCGGCGGCGGCGGTGGCGGCGGCGACCGCGAGTTCGGCGTCGGTGGCGTCGGTGGCGTCGGTGGCGTCGGTGGCGGCGGCGGTGGCGGCGGCGGCGGCGGCGGCGGCGGCGCCGACGGCGGCATAGGCGGCGGCATGGCATGCATTTCGAAGGCGAACGCAGTCTTCACGAGATCGCGGAATGGGAATCGCTTGGAGCCGCTGCGCGTG